AAACAGAGCATTATACCGAACAATCGGAGAAGTCGGATGTTCTTTCTTTAAGGGACAGGGTAAGATTACTAACGTACAATGAGGAAAAAAAGAAAAGGAGATGATTATATATGGCATTTGCAACAGTTATACATTTAGAAATGAATTTAGAAGGAAACAGAAAATTAGTTTGTGGGCAAACCACTACTGATTCAACAGACGGAAATATTGAAACAGGGCTATCTTTGGTAGAATCTTTAGTTTTTACACATAAGGGTTCAGCAGAAGAAGCGGCGGCGGCGGTTATTAACGCTAATTTACCACTTGCTAGTGGTGATGTAGCGATTCATTGCGTTAGCGGTGATGTTGTCTATTTCCAAGCGATTGGGCAATGAGGTGTTTTAATTGGCACATACAGTAACATTAGTGGCAAACCATAAAGGTTTCACTAGACCTAGAGTATTAGGTGATGAATACGTCGTTGATGCTTCAATTGACATTCAAACATATACTACTGGTGGAATAGTTATTACTGCTGCATCATTGGGGCTTAAAACTATTAATTGTGGGTTTATTACCAGAATTCCTGGGGGTTTAGTAAAACATAGTTTAAATCTAGTAGATGGTGCATCAACTGGAGATACTCTTTATTTGGAAATAAACGTAGAAGATGGTACTACTGGTATTGAAGCACAATTAGCGAATTCTGACGCTTCTTTAGACGGTTCTCCAATAACTATTAGAGTTCACGGACAACTTTGAGGTGATTAAATGGTTTCTGTCAAATTGACTGAAAACAGTCGCTTAGGCAGTAGGTGTGTGATTGAAGGATTAGAACGGATGACTGAGATTACTCAGAATGATTCCGCTTCTATCCCTCTTCGTCGTGCTATCATTGGTTTATCAGATAAAAACTTAATGTTTACATTTGAAGAATCTGATAGAGAAGGCATTCTACTACTTAATGAGAAATTATTAAAGATTGGTTTTGAAGAACTAGGCCAAGAATTAGGTTCAGCAGAAGATTTGTGTGATTTACTTCTACCAAAGAAGGAATCACCAAAGGCTAAACCTAAGCCAAAGGCTAAGAAACCTTCAAAAACAACGAAGAAATCTGCTTTAAGTGAAGATTGAATCCCAAGTATTAAGTAGGGTTGGCACTCTGCTCAAAGTGAAGGTGATAACATGGCAAATCAAGTATGTCGTTCAAGCGGAGTTTTAGGCGCAAGCGCAATCGTAAATACAGGACAATCGTTATTAATTAGCATTCATGCTAATTTGATTATTTCTGGTGGAGATGCAGTAACCGTTAAAGTTTTTGATGGACAAGATAATAGCGGTACAGAAGTGGCTAGAATTACTAATGCCGTAAACGGGCATTATAATCTTGAATACGATATGCATGGCGTATTATGTCGTGGTGGAATCTTTTTGGAGATTACAGAAGCAGGTTCTTCAACAGCAGAAATTTCTGTTGAATTCGCTTGAGGTGATATAATGCCAGCATTAAATCAAGATACTCGATTAGTTATGACTATTCTTTTTGTTGGAACAGTAAGCGGTGCTAATGTATTCTTCTATGCAGAATACGGTTCAGCATTCCCTTATCCACCAATTGCTCATGGAGTTCTATTCGGTCTTATGACAGTAGGAACTATTATGTGCATGAAAGCATTATTTGACTTATCATTAAATGATAAGATTGAACTTTGGCTATTAGACCGTAAAATTACTGCTTATTGGGCTAGAATGGCAAGAGATGAAGAACAACGAAAGAAACTTCAAGATACTGCTAAATCATACAACCTTTCACCTTATACTGGAATGCCGCCTATTGCACAGTCATATGAAACAGAAAACGTAGTTTCTTCTGATTTCTTGACCCAATTGCAATAGGTGAGTAAATGGTAGTATCAGATTGGTTAGGCTTTAGCGATTCTGATTATGCTTATAATCAGCAAAGAGCGCATTCTGCGGATATGTTTTTTGTTAAGATGAGACTGATATTTTGGGGCAGTTGTGCAACATTGTCGGCATTTCTGATTGGGAATATTATGGGTGTCTTTGACATCAATATTATGGGTTCTTTAATTAGTTATTTGAAATCATTATGGCATTGAGGTTATTATATGTCATTACTAGCAGGATTTGCAGTTGTTGTTACAGAAGCAGTAATTGGTTTTTATAAGAAAATTCATGCTATTAACTTTGGTGTCTATGGTGCAACAATGGTAGGTAAAACTACTTTACACCATCAATTAAGAACTAGGGGAGAAGTGCCAACAATACAGAAAAGAACTGTTGGTCGTCATAGAGCCACTAGAAAGTCAATTAAATTAGATGGTGAGATGAATACTTTAAAAACTTCTGATATTGGTGGAGAAGCAATATACTGGAAAGAATGGGCTAAAGATATGCAAACTAGAAAAGTAAAATATATTATTTTTTTAATCGACCATAGACATTTAGATAAAGGTGGTAATTTAGACCATCAAGTAGCATGGAAGTTTTTAGTAGATACAATTGTTAGTGAAAGATGGCCTACTGGTAAAAAGAAGAAAGAAGCAGACTATCCATTAGCAGTTTCTATTTGGGCTAATAAGTATGATATATGGGGAGAAAAACATAAAAGTGATTTACCTATTGAAAAGCATCCTATCTTTGAACCATTTAAATATGGAATGCAAAAGTTAAATGATGTAGGAATTCCAACACACAAATATATTGTATCGGCTAAATCAGAACCCGAAGCAGTTTATCAAGGTGTGTTTACAATGATAAAGGACTATTGATTATTATGTATCAGAACAACATTATACAGCAAGTAGGAACAAATGGAACACCAGTCGGTAATACGATTGGTCAGAACGCACCAAATAGATTTTTGCCTAAATTACAACAGGCAAGAGCAAGTGGAGTAATAGAAGAATATAAGTTTGATAATTTCAAACCTAAAAAGAAACTAAAAGAACTACATAAGGTATTAGTTCCAGAGAAGAAGAAACTATTATTTATTAAGTATGGATATAAATTTAATCTTAAAGAAAGATGCGTAGTATGTGGAATGCATCACATTTGGGAAGCAGGAGATTATTTGCGACCACCTATTCCTTTAGATAGAGTAGAACGTGGAAGGCCATTAAGAGGAACTTATTGTCCTAAACACGCCGCTTATCATAAACAATTAGAAATGCTACAACAAGAAATATTAGCAGATGAACACGGATTAGATTTCAAAAGATTTATTCCTAAGCCTAAAATGCCTCAATTAATGAAAAGTGGGCCAATTTATGCTTTATCTATGGAAGATATTATCGCCCTGTCGTCAGTAGGATATATTATAAAGCCACCCACGCTATCAGAAGATGAGTCGAAGGAGGCCGAAGTATTGCGGCTAACAACGGAACTAAAAGCAATTACTTTGAAGTTAGACTTTTTAGTTAATCAAAAGGAGGAATAGACATGGTATGGGGAACAAGTAATGGAACGGTTTTAGGAGCAGTTCAACAACAAGGCGAAGCAAATTTCAAAACAGTAAATAATCTGTTATCTTTGCAAGAAAATCACGTTGAAGAGTTCTTTCAATATCATGGAGAACAATTCTTTAAATCATTAGAAAAACTAATGGAAGATGTATTGGAAAGAGTAATGAGTCAAATGTTAGGTAAATTAGCATTTGTTCAAGATTCTACTACTAACAGAATGAAAGTCGATTCAGAAAGTATGAGAGAGTTTGAAAGGATTACTCAAGAAAATATTGACTTAGATTTAAAGAACTTATTAGATTCGGCAATTAACACAGAAATAGTTAATCAAAGAAAGATGGCAAAACAGCAGTACCTAGAATCTCAAGGCTTCTCAGGAGGTATGGCCGCCCCAACAGCAGGTATGGCTATTGCTGGATTAACAGGACAAACTCAACAATATCAACAAATGCAAGGCGCAGTAAGTAATGGTTCGGGTTATCCTGTTCCTCCTTCGGGAACTGATGGTTATGGCCGACCATATTGGATTGACCCACAAACAGGCCAAACAAGTTATGAACCGCCACAAAGCGGATTAGGATTAGGTTCAGCAATTCAAAAAGGTGCGGCTTGGGCTAAGTGGTTAATGTGAGTAATGAAGGGCAAACTGAATTTACTATTAAGACTAAGGATAAAAATACCCTTAAAGTTAATAGGAATTTTTTATTAAGAAACTATTATAATTTCTTATTCTATAATATTGAGAATAAGAAACCTACTAGTGGTTCTCCAGATTTAAATGGAGAATATCTTAAAATTTCTAATTTGGTAAAGCCCCCAGTATCATTAAATCAAGAACTCGCAGATGCAGAAACTAAAGAAAGATACTTAAAACTCTTAAAAGAAACCTTCAACGAGTTAATGACTGATGCAAGTGTTAGTAAGAAGCAAATTAAACCTAGAAACATTGGTGAAGATACTACTGCTAAAGGCGGTATGCCAAGTATATTTGTTAAATTAATTCAAGATGAGCCATTAAATAAGTTACTTGATGATGCTTTTATTACTGAAATACAACCTATTCAAAGAGAAATGCAAAGAGATATTACTCAAGAAGGTGAAGGTAAAGATAGAAAAATAGTCGTTTCCGAAGAACAACCAATGGGTGCTACTCCTAAAGAAAAAGAAATATTATCAGAACTTTCAAAAGGATTAGGTAGTGATAACGAAATATTTGAATATTTTAAAAGTGCTACTAAAGCATACTTTGATGGAAGTGAACTTACATCTATTGTTTTTGATGAGGCATTATTAGATGTTAAAGAAAAGAAACTTAAAGAGTTAGTAGGAATAAGAGATACTACTGGTTCTGCTACTGCTAAAGGAACGGGAGTTAAAACTGCCTATGGTTCTATTTCTAAAAAGAAAACTAAAAAAGAAACCTTCGGATTAAAAGAAGAAGATGACCTTGATACACAGAATGTTGAGCAGATTAAAAGAATGCTTGATTACGATGAGTTTGAAAGTATTCAAGAGGCTCTTGCCTATTTCAATGGTGGGGCATTTAAGACGAACATGGTAGAAGTATTCTTACAACCTCTACATAAAAAAATAGAAGAGAAGAAGAAAAAGAAAAAAGAAAAGGAAACTCAAAAAGCAAGTGATGAAGAAATAAAAGAAATTAATAATAAATATCCAGAACAAACTTATGATAGTTGGGCTAGGGAAAATAGAGATAAAATTAACGAATTTATAAAAGCATCTCAATCAGTTGTTGTTGGTACTATGATGAGAAAATTAGGCTTTAATAAGACAAAACTTCAGGCTAAGCAAAAAGAAAAACGAGAAGAAGTAATTAATAATAAAGATGAAAGTAAAAAAGATAAATTACAGGAAGAGTATCTAAAAATAACTTCAGAAATAGATAGAGTAAGGCCGCTTAGTCAATTAAAATTAATGAATAAAGACGAAAGTACTGAAATAATAGATTCCTTTTATCAAGATATGCTTGAAGAATATACTGAACAAAAAGTAATAAGAGATACAGAATATATCAGAGCCGATGGTAAAAAAGGAACTCTAGGTACTTTATTTGATGACGCAACAAAAGAAGGAAATACTGTTGATGATAAAACCCTTACAGAACTACTTCATTGGTTGGATATTAAATTACAAAATCCAATTAATGACTTAACACAAATAAACAAAATAACATTCGATGTTGATAGAAGTAAATGGGAAGTTATGAATTATAGAAAGTTCAATCAAGGCATGAAAGCACTTTTAAGAACTGGAAGGTCAAGAAGTAAAAAGGTTTCTTCTGATGAAGATAATCCAAGAGTACCTGTAAATTTATTAGGTAAATTCAATACTATGATTAATAAATTCAGAAAGAACGTAAGAGTTATTAAAAGAGCATTGAGGTGATATTATGGGAACAGTTCGCTCGCCAAGTGATTATACAACAATCAATGTAGACTACTCAAGCGGTACTGGTTTTTATACTGATAAAGGCGCAGTTTCTGATTTACTTCAAGTTTCAGCATTTTCAGACTCTACTAACCCCTCTCAATCACAGGTCGGTTCTATCATTAAGCGTGTAGAAGGGATGATAGACGACAAAGTAAAGCGTTCCTTCCGACCAATAATTACTCAAAATGAATATCATAACTTTGAATTCATTAGGCATCCAGCAAGAGCATATTATGGAGGATATGTAGGCTATATTCAACTTTCAATGATGAAGGTAAGAAAGATTGTTTCTCTTCAGGTTTGGCAAGGAAGTAGTTATATTGAATTAGCATCTGCTCAAGCGAAGATAGAACTACTTGAAAATTATAGAGATATTTATTCAATAGTATTAGAATTACCAAATAGCGGAACTTCTTTTGAAATGCTTTCAGAAGATGCAGGTTCTTTACAAAACACAGAATTTAATACTTCTTTTGGAGAAAAGACAACTGCTAATGAAATTGTTTCTTTAGTAAATGAACAATTCCCTTCACCAACTGCACAATTTACTGGTGCTACTGCGGCTAAAGAATTAATAGTTAATAGTAGAAACATTTCAGATTTCTTTTATGCTCATAAGAATACTGAGAACTCAAAAGAGATATTTATTTCTTCTTTATTAGCAGGAGAAGATGGTTCTGATTGCACAATTAAAGTAAAAGTTCAACAAACTTGTTCAGCATCAGGAACTACAACAAACTTAACAGTTCAGGATTCTAGTAAATTAATTGTAGGAATGGCAGTTGCAGGGACAAATATCAATTCATCTGCAACAATAAGTTCTATTACTGATTCAACTACTGTTGTTCTAAGTCATACTACTACTGGTTCTATGAGCGATACTGTTTTATTTACTGCAACAAATACTTCTATCCCTACCCTTTGTACTGTAAGTGGATTTACAGATAAGCAGAACCTTAAAAGATTAGGTTCTTTCTGGACTATTGGAGAAGAAGGTAAAGTATTCTTCTTACAAGATTATCCTTATCATACTCAAAATTCTATTATTGTTTCATATATTGCAGGAGATAATAGAGTACCTGCGGCTATTCATGAAGCGGCTACTAAATTAGTGGCGGCTGAAATACTAAGACATGATGACCAAACTATTCTAATTGCTGAAACTGGCGGTAATATATCATTGAAAGAAAAATATGATATATTAAGAAAGGAAGCGTTGGATATTTTATCTGGTAAATCGGATATTGTTTATTTCTTGGGTTGATATTATGCTTAAAAATATTAATATTAGCACTAAGAAATTCCAAGAGTTTCTTAAAATAGAACAAGAGAGACAATTAGCAATGAAAGAATTATCTATGATACTAGGCTATGATGTTAGTTTTAGTGAAGAAGAATTAATGGATAATGCTGGAAAAGCATATGCAAATTATATTTCAAAAGAATTTACAAAGGAGGTATCGTTATTGATGAAGTCAGCCTTTTAATTGATTTAGTTTCTAGCAATTGGTCATCATCTGCTTCAACGCTACAATCGGCTGGAACAGTTAGTTCTTCCCATGTTGCTACTCCTAATTTTGTTGATGTTAGAACATTAGAAAAAGGAAAAGGAATGAGATATGATTTATCTTCAAAGGATGTAATTATCTTCTTTGAGGATAGTCAAAGCATAGAATACCCTACTGTTCATTTTGATGTTAGACATGAAACATATGGTTTTACTATGCACATTAGGACTATTCATGATGAAAGAGCAGGAACGGACTCAAATTTTGGCCGAGATAGGCTAAGGGCTTTATACTTGATTGCCCGTCATGCAATTGAGCGAGGTCGTCGTGGATATACCGCAAGTGATGGAAGTAAATTCAATCAAATCTTTTTAGGTTCTAGAAGCGAAAGTAATGACCGAGCAAAACGATTATTCGGATATAAATTAAACATTGAAGCAAAAAGATTCGCATTAACACTCCCTTAGTAAGTTTGTAAAGGAAAGGAGAGATTAAGCATGGCAATAAACACAGATATATTTTTAGGAAGCGGCGCAAGTTTAACAATGATACCAGAATTGGATTTAAAAATCATATTAAATAATTCAGGCTCAACAGCGACTAATTTAGTTGCTGATGCTCTTTGGACAGATAACGTAAGAATGGTACAAAATCTATACGTTGGTTGTGTTATTGATTTATACGACCATGATGTTTCTCCAACTGAACCTCTTTCTACTCACGTTATTACTGCTAATAGCGAAACTGCATTCACTATTTCACCTGCTCATACTATTGGAACAATTCAGGATGCAACAGATTTTATTGTTATTAGAGGATATGGCGCACCTGCTCCTTCTACTCTTACAGGTTCTATTGCACGATTAAGTGCAGATAATTGGTTAGGTCTTTTAGAAACATCAGCGTTCCCTAATCTAGAAGTTGAAATGAAACAATTAAATCTTTCTCTTGGTGGCTCAAGAAACTTTACTCATCAATACAAAGGTATTGAAACTGCTAGTGGTGGCAATTTAGCATTAATGGCTAATCAAGGAACATGGCTTTATTATGCTTTAGGTAAATGCACACAAATTAATGCAACCTTTACTGGAAGTTCTTCTTTAGACCCTGCAACCCCACCGTATACTGCTCATGCAAACAATGTTCATTATTTGGATATTGGAGAAAATGCAGCCGCAAAGGCATTTGGTGATAACATTACAGGTTTTACATCAACAGGGCCAATCTTTTATAGAACTGCAAAGGATTCTACTTTTATGATTCCACCAGTAGCAAATCAAGATACTGCTGCACATATGGCACTATTAACATTACCAGAATATAATGCAAGCGGTGTTCTAACAAACCCAATTAAATATACATTTGGAGAAGCAAATGGTGAAGAATTACCTTCGTTTGGATTAGAACAAAATATAAGTAAACTAGAAGCGACTACTCCACATAGAACGGGAGATATGACATTAGCAACAGAATCACATAACTTTGTTCGTATTGCTAGAGGTAATCGAGTAAATACTTTAACAATGACAGCAAATGAAAATGAAGAAGTTAAGATGACTTTAGATTTAAACTCTAGAGCAGTTCATAAATTAAAGACAGGTGAGGCTTATGAAGGTCGTGCAGGTGTAGATGATAATGCTGATTTGTTTAACTTTGGAAGTGGTTCAAATACATTAACGGCAACAGGAGAAGAATCTCTTGAACCTTTCTTCTTTTCAAGCGGTTCATTCACTATCTTCGGACAACAATTCCTTAAGATTACAAACATGACATTAACTATCAATAATAACTTACAAGATAAAAGATTTATTGGTGCAGGGGATAAAGGAATTAAGGAGGCTATCCCTGCTCAAAGAACTTATGAAATTTCATTTACTGCTATGATTACAGATAATCAATTATTTGAAGAACTTCTCGACCAAACAGAAGAAGGGGCAAGTAATCTTGTTACTTTACAATTTGATAAGAATGCTCCAGACGGAACTCTTAATGAGCAAATCCTACTAAAGTTCCAAGATTACTTCTTAAGTTCTGCAAATATTACAATTCCAGATGATAAAGGGGCAATTACTATCGAAGGAACTATAATGCCAAGAAATCTAAATACTTGTGAAGTTAGAACACATTGGATTTTACAGGGGTGATTCTATGGATAAGTATGATAAACTTCGTCTTAAAGAAGAATTGGCTAAAAAGCCGAAAAAAACTGAGCCTAAAGAGGTTAAAGAAACTCCAAAGAAGTCTAAGTTAGAATAATATTCCACCAACACCGTTTGTTTGTTTGTTGGTTTTGAAGGTGGATGAAATGTTAAACGATAAAAAAGTTATTACAGATAAGAGTGTATTATTTGCACTACAAGAGCCTACGCTACATTATATTAAAGTAGCACCCGAAAGCGAAGAATACCTCAAGGTATGGGTTAAAGAACCCACATGGCTTGAAGCCGAGAAAGCCTTGAATAGCGTGATGAAGATTGATTCACGCACACAATCGGTAGACCTTGACTTAAATGCGATGTACCGCTATATGGTTGAGAATTTCATCTCAAAGACAGAACCCTCATTATCAACAATTGATATGCTTAGATTAAGCCATTATGTAGGAAATCAGATTAAAGAAATCCTTCCAAATCCAATGATGATGATGCAGGAGGATGAAGGAAAAAACGAATGATTAGGGATGCTTTAAAAGGAAAAAAAGCAAACCCTAAAACAATTTCGTTAATTATGGTTTATACTCTTTCTAGCGCACTATCTATTAGTCCGTTAGAAGTGTATAAAATGCCAGTAAGTCTAGTTAAAGACTTATTGAATGTTCATTCTACTATTGAACAACTTAAAGCAGAGGAAATAGATAAAGCAAAAAGGTCGGCTAAGGGGGTTTAATCATAGGCGCAGAAACTGAAATAAAGAACTTAGCAAGTGCTATTGGTGATTTAAATACAGTTGTTGAAAGAGCCCCAATTGAATTTGAAGGACTTACAAAAACAATTCTTCAATCCGCTAACAGTTTTGCAGGCGCAGGTAGAAATTGGAATATTTTCAGTCGATTAGTTTCGGGAAGTCCATTGTGGGCTATTCAAAACAAATTCAGAGCATATCTAGGTATTCTGGGAATGATGGAAAAGCGGTCAAAAGATAATATGGCCGCACAAGCAGCCTCAAATCAGACAGTAGTAAAGCAAGTATCGGCATTTCAAACTTTAAAGAAAGAACTGGATGAACTAGATAAAATAAAAAAAAGAGCAGAAGAAAGTCTTTTAAAAGGCGACCCATTTTTTGAAGAACAACTTGCCGATATTACTGCATATACCACCGAACAAGAAAGCGCAATAAAAGGAACTCTTGCATATGCTAAAGCAGTTCTTGAAGGGGCAAAGGCTAATGAAGCGATGGCCGCAGGTTTAGATGAATTGATTAAGAAAGGAAACGTACAAAGGGATTTATTTAAAGAACGTCAAAACGCTTTTATGAAGGCTAAAAGAATGGAAGAAACTTTTGGTAAAGAAGCATTATCAACGCCTCAAGGTCAAAAACAGGCTCAAATAACACTTGATGCTCTTACAGAGAAAAAAGGTAGAGTTACTGGCGGAGTTACTCGCAAAGAGAGATTAAAAAATGTATTTAAAACGGCTCAAAATGTAGGTTTTAGAGAACGTGGATTCATTAGTATGACAGGTAAACTTAAGAATATTGGTAGGGCTATTAAAGAACAGTTAAAATTTGATAAGAAAACTAATTTAATTAGGAGGGGTTGGCAAGCCACCGTACTTTTCTATGGAAAAATGACAATTAAATACCAACTATTCATGTTAAAGTTAGCAAAAACAGTAAGAGTAGTTTTTAAGTTCTTATTCAAAATGTTAATTATGTCTATGTTTGTCTTTATGGGATTATTAGTATTCATGAAAGCAGCATATGATGTATTTGAAATATTCAAGAGTTTTGGAGGGATTGATTTAATAACTGAGATGTTTTATACTGCACTAACTATGGTGGGTGCTTTCTTTGGATTAATAGGAGCATTTATTACAGGGGATTATGAAGCGGTATTGGAACACTTAATGACTCTAATAGACGGTGCATTATTAATAGTGTGGAACTTGGCTTTAGTAGCACTTAAAGGTTTAGGTGCTTTATTAGTTGGGACATTCTATACAGTTATAGACAATATTGGACTATTATTATTTAGTGAAAAATTCAGAGAAAATGCATTTAAAATATTAGTAAAGTTTGCTAAAATATATTTTATTGCTTGGGCTGTAAAAACTCTTGCTATTCAGATTGCTCAATTGGTTGCTATTTATGCAATGCCTGTATTACTTGTTGCTTTAGGTTTTGCCGCCTTGTATGCGTTTGGGGCATGGCTTATGAAACAGATAACAGGTAATTTACCATTTATGGCAGAAGGTGGAGTTGCTAAAGGTGGAATGACAGTTGTTGGAGAAAAAGGCCCAGAATTAGTTAATTTACCTAAAGGTGCTAGAGTTCATTCAAATAGAGATTCAAAGAAAATGGTTGCCGCTTCCTCTGGAGGAAATACTATAAACATTACAATTAATGCTAGAGATACCTCCGATGCAGAACTAAGACGTATTGCTGATAAGATTGGAAACATGGTAAATAATAAAATTAACAGAAGAACTTCTTCTAGAACATTAGGGTGATTAAATGACAACATTTGTATATTTAAAGACACAAAATAATAGTGGAAGTGACTTAACTAAGAATGTTATTCCATTAAATGTAACTAGCGTTTCTGTTTCAGTAACTAAGACTATTCCTGCGTTCCCAGTTCCTTTATCTGGAATTGCTACTGGTGAATCAATTACTGCCGCATTAGATTTAGGTATGGCGGATAAATCAGTTAGTATACAAGGTATTATATTAGATACATTAATTACTAAAACAATTGATGGTACTGATGTTACTAGAAAGTATTCTGCTCATGAAGTAGCACAAATGATTGCATCAGGAGTTGATTCTACTAGTTTGGCTAAAAGCCAAGCATTCTCTGAATTAGTTATTCTATATCCTTCTTTAGTTGATGATGACCACGCATATAGGGCTGGATTATCTGATTCATCTACTAGAGAAGATGGTACTAATATACCATTTAATTTTGCTTCAAGGGGAGATAATGGTAAAGGAGACAATGAAGGAGTTCCTGCTAAAATATCAACTTACCCTGATGTCCAAACCGATACTGGATTAACTGGATTTATTCGCTCTTTTAGTTTCGACATCAATTCAGAATCATATGAAATTAGTTTTAGTTTAGAATTCCAATCTGCTCAAGTTGCTCCTTAAGGTGAAATAAATGTACACTATTCTAGCAGGTAAGAAAAGGAGTCTTGTATTCCCTGTTATGTGTAATGGATTTGTTAAACTAGATTATTCTGATAATATTCCCGATACTGAATCAGACGGAGATACTTCTACTGATACTGCTTTTGGGCTATTTGCACATGAAGGGTCTTTTACTTTTGAATCCATTGTTACTCCTTATGATATAAATGGATTTGGTAGGCAAAGTGCAAGTGGCACTATTCCTTCTTTTACTGCTAGTAAAAAGATAATGCCATCAAGTAGTCATCAATCGACTCCTACTAATTATCAAAGTGAATTATATTTACCAGTTGCAGGTGGAAGATTAACACATGAAATGAGAATATTTTCAAGTCCTAACTTTTCAGTATCGCTTTTAAATGCAACAACGTATAATGAGAATCAACCTGCTGAATATAAAATTAAAGTAGATATGAGCATAGGTGGAGTTTCAAATACTTTTACTACAACTAGTGCTGTAATTACTGCTAATGAGGATTCTATGTTCAAATGGGGTTCATCTAGTGATATTGATGGATTTGATATTAATGGTAGAAAGACACACGACTTCCTCTCATCGACCACCTCCCATAGTGGTGCTGTAATCGGTTTGTCGGGTTCCTTTGAAAACCAATGTCATGCGGGTCAGGAGGTATTCATACGGGATGGTTTTACATTCACTTCACTTGGTACTATCGCATCAGTTACAGGCACAACTAGCATAACTCTTAACGCCTCATATTCTCCTACGTTGAGTAATGGAACAAGAGTATATATTCGTTCAAGGAAGGATGCTTCTTACATTAATAATACATATCACATTGCTTGCACCTTATTTGAGAATCCTAATAGAATATGCATTTATTTAAATGGTAAAAGAGTATTAAATTCAACTCATGCCAATACTGGTACATTTGCATTTGAGAAATTTGATAGTTATATTGGTGCTACTGGTGATGGTGCTACTGGTGCTAATTCAGCAATAGTTAATAAACAATTTATGGGAGAAATGCATGAGTTATCTATTCAAGGAATACCTAAAAATAGTTTTACAAATAGAGAAACTCTATTACCTAGTTTAGATAATACTTTATTATATTTAAGATTCGAGGAGATTGATGTATAATGGCAACCGTAGTATTTCAGAAAGGAGAAACTACATTCGGTAGTGCAACAGGATTTAATACTCCTACTAATCCTTTAGTAGAATCTAACAGTTCATTTACTGATTCTGAAAGGCTCTTTACTTTAATTTATCCAGATGATTCTACATCAAGTGAAACTTTTGTGGAAGTAGGTGCTTCTAGTGCAAATACGCCTAGATATAATTTAGAAAATACAAAAGGTTTTAGAATAAAATGTTTTGATTCAGTTACTTCTACTGGAATTCAATTGACTGGTGGAAATTATGATAGTGATTACTATTACTTTGTATTAGTTCATTCAGATAATCATTTAAAACATCATTTTGCTAAAGTTACTGATATTATAACAGAAGATGTTGTAGGTGATGCTTTTGAATTTACTCCGCCTTTAGGAAAAGAAATCCCTAAAGATACTGAGTTTATGGTGTTTAAAGGGCCAATTAAAACTACAAAAGCAATTGCTTTTTCGGCAGGAATTAAGAATGAATTAAAAGCAGCATTAGTAGTTTCATCACCTTTGTTTTATTTATTAGATACTTCTTTAAATAAAAAAGGAGAACTAGACCACAATACAAAATACCACTTAAGACTTCAAAAGACCGATGGTGTTACTACAACAGTAGACCATCTTTCAGAACAAAGAGTTTTTGTTACCGAACAAGCATTTTCTAATAAAATATTAGATTATAGTAAATATACTATGCAATTAACATTAACTGATAATCTTAAAACATTGGATGTTTCTAATACTTCAAATGAAGGAAATACTGTTTTGAATGTTAATACTGATTATGATAAGATATTTCCAAATGCTAGAAGGGATTCTGATGATAAAGTCGTCGGAACTTCTACTATTTTAACAGAAGGCCCAATTAGATACTTACATTATGACTACTCTCCAACAAAGGTAAATGTATTAGATAATGTATTAGATAATAAATTAGAACAATCTGTTGGAAATCGTGGCGGATATTGTGAAACTAAAATACTTAATCCTAGTAGAATGCTAACTACAAAGATTACTGAATTTGATAAATATCGAGTTAGGCATAGAGTATTTACTGGAGATTTAAATGAATTTGTTGATATGAAAGTTACATTAGGTTCCCATATTTCTAGTAGGCAATATAACATAGTTACTGATTATTCTGATGTGCGGGACTTTATTAATGTAGGAGATGAAATAAGAATAGGTACTAGAATTATTATTTGTAGTGCAATTACCACTACTACTATTACGTTTGAAGAATACAGTAGATTAGAAACCGAATCTGTTTTTACTACATCTACTAGTTTAACTTCACTAACAGGAACATTACAAAGAAGAGCGTATAATTATCAAGACAATACTATTCTAACTACGTTTAATTTATTAGATGGAAGGACTGATGAATTGTATGTTAAAACTCAGTCTAAAGATATGGAATCTTTAGAATCAACTGTTACTGCGGTTGATGCTAGACATGGATTGATTACATTAAGTTCTAATTCTCAGTCCTATTCAGGCGACTCTTCGCTAAGATATTCGTTAGGCTCGTATTCTATTGAGGTAGAAAGATTTACAGGGACAATAGAAAAGATAAGTTCTTATAAAGAAGATTCACAGAACTTTGTAGAATTAAATGGTCGTAGCGATATTAGTAAATTATTTGGGCCAATTATTAATAAAGATACTGCTTTTTCAGAAGATATTATTTATTCTACCCTAAGTCCGTATAATACTCTAGCAAATATAAAAGCAGGAACTACTCATTCTGTTGCCTTAAATGCTACTCAAATAGATACCGATATTAAAATTTCAGGCGCACAAACATTTGATAATGACCCTTCTGTTGAAGGAACAAGAATATTTAGCGAAAACGGTTATATTGGTGAAGTTACTGGTATTTCTACTCATGGTGCTTCAAAAAGAAGATTGGTAATTACACCATCTTTGACAAAATTAAACAGCGAAGCAATTTATATGGAAACAGATAAAAATTATATGTTTAATAAAGCATTAGGCTCATCTCATTTAACTACTGTTAATCCCACTTCATTAACTGGCTCTGCTGGAAAGGGTGTTTACTTTACAAGCGGTAAGCAAATTACTATGTCTGATGGTTCAGAAGGAAATGATTTAGTTGGAAGTAGTATCAATACTAATCCAAAAGCAATTGGCTATCATATTAATAGTCCTGTATCTATTAATAACGATAATGCTTTCCAAGCAAAATTCAAAGATGAGATAGGAAGTGAGGCTAATTCTTCTTTTGATACTGTAAATACTTTAATTGATTTTGAAATAGTAAATGTAAATAGTAAAGATAGCATTACTGAAATAGAATTAGCACCATATATTCCTATTACATTAGGGAGAAAAATTCCTAAATTTACTAATACTGGTGATAATTCCGCAGTATCTACTAATGTTACTTTAGCCGCTAGAGGAAGTAGTATTTCAAAAAATATTTTAATAACAAATACTGGAGCAGATAGTTGGAAAACATTAAAAATAGGAGAACCTATATTTAAACTAGATAGTGGGGCTTATGTTTTTATGGGGATATTAAGATATATATTGAAAACTAATACTCATAATAATACTTCAGTTGAATTGCATTTAGATAGAGATGCTGATTATAGTGCCGATGAAACTATTTATACTATAAGTCATAATATTCAAGAATTAGGATTTGTCAATGGTAAGCATTTATGGGGAGGAAAAATTATTTCTAGCCCCCATCCTAAAATTACTTCAACTGGGGTAGTGCCTTTAAATCACGTTAATCCACACAGTACCGATGAAGATATATTTAAAAAGTTTGGGCAACCATATTACAAATTGAATTCATTAGCATTAGGGAATTTTAATTATTCTAATGACATTGCTGGAATTATTATCGGTTCCACTCCTAATTATCAACAAAACACTTATTCTGGAAGAACATCCTTAATAAATTACTTGAGCGAAACTTATCAGTTTAAACCTAAAACTGCTACTTCCAATTTAGTTTCTAGAGGTCAAACCAATACTGCCGATAAACATTGGCCTTACGATGAAAGAGGACAAGTAGATGTATTAGGTTCTATGTTTGCAGACACAGTATTTCATACAGATATAGAAAGAACTAGAATATTGGTGGAGTCTGACAAATTAATACATAGAAAAAACGCTATTAAAAACATAGATAATTCATATCATAGGTTATTTTTATATATTAATTCTGACGTTTTACCTTATTCTTCCCTAAGAAAAGATAGTCTATTTAATGGAACTAAGGACATAACTAATTATAATTTACACTTGATTGAGAACACTTCAATAAAAGATAATACTTTAGACGATAATAGTGGTAATAGAATCAAACTACAAGACATTAATTATCAAACCGTTCCTATCAGTACCTCTGATTTTACTAATAATATTAAAAGAGTAGGTATGATGAGGCTCACAGAAATGTGTTTTGATTTTTTGTATAATCCGTTTAACCCTGAAAAGGAATTAGAAAGTAGAATAGCCGCATCTCCTAATATAGATTTCCATTTCTTTAATAATACTAGCGTGGGAAATATAGATGTCGGTGCTACTACTACTCAACATAATAGCGGGGATAGAAACAAAATAACATTTACAGGAAGTATAGCATTAGCAAATGGAGATAAATTAATAGATGATGAAGGTAACTTAATAGGTCAGGTAAATAATGCTTCTACTCCTACTACTTCTAACATTCACACCTTTTCAGCAGATGTTAAATATACTAGCATTTCTGGAAGTAATGTAGTTCTTTCTTCTGGAACTATTTATAAATCAGTAGAAGCACTTGCATGGAATCCTGAAACTCCATTTAAAGGAGAAAATTTCTTACCTGCTGGTAGGGCTATTAATGTAAGTAGAAAACATCTTGGGGCGGTTATGCCAGATGAGTCTAAATTCTTTAAAACACAAGGAAATGGTTTTGATGGGTCAAATCCTGTTTCTTTGCCAACTGATTCTGAAATAATTTTACCTTTCAGTAAAGCGGGAATAACTGGAATATCGGGAACTACTGCTACTACTTCTGAATGTAGAGTCTTTGGTAATATGATAACTAGTCTTGACAATGATAATGACTACTATGAAGGAACTATGGCAGTTGCCTTAAATAGATATGATATACGAGATGGAGGTAAGTATAAACTAGAAAAAGGAAATGTTTCGGATGTTTTAACTACTGGTGCTGAATTCGCAATATCTCCTGATAATTTCTTTACTGTTAAAAGTGGTAATCATTTTAAAGACTTTACTCATGTCGGAGATACAAGCGCAGAGAATCACGCAGATAGTATTCCCTTTGCAGTAGATGGTATAATTTTAGGATTTAAATGTAGATTATGGATTGATACTAGTAGTAGAACCGATAATGCCACTATTGCATCTTCAAATGGTAACTTAAGAAAAAACACATTAGATGTAGATGGTAAAAATGAATTTTTGCAGTTTATGGATTTAACTGGTTGTTATTTGGTTATGGAAAAAGATGCTATTTTAGGAACTACTGGAACTGAAACTGGAGTAACGTACATGAATGAACGATTTCCAGAAGATATTGTTTATGTTGTTTCACATGAAATAGACCCAAGTAATCACGAAACTCATATCTTAATAACAGATAAAGAATTGACTGATGATAGAGCATATAGAATCATGCAACCTAATGAAGTATGTATGTATGATTTTAGTCCAGAAGAGATTACTTTTAATAAATTATCAAGCAGATATACTAAAGTGATGGATGAAGATAAAACTTATAATATAAAATCTTCATACTTGTATCAAAGTGGTATATCTAACTTACACGAAAATGAAGCATTTTTATCTATGTATGTTATGTTAGATACTGATAAGCAAACTACCGATGACCACTTAATTATAAGGGATAATACTAAAATATACAGCGAACTATTTACTGGGGATAATGACTATCCATTATATGCCACCGATGGTGAAAATGGTAAAAAAATAAATCTTAATGTTAGAACTCAAGAGAAAACAACAACGCCAGCAATAAGCAATATTTCAAAGCCATTTTTCTGTAAAGGGATAGTATCTTTAAGCCAAACCTTTACAATACAGGTATTTGACAATTTAAAAATAACCCCAACAAGAGCCTGTATTGGAACAACTGCTACAATAGCAAACGAAACTGAAGATTTAATTAATGAACTATTAGAAGAAAATAATATTGAATTTGAAATGACAAATGACGACTATCCTTTATTCTTAGCACCCAATTATCAAGGTGTTGATTTATTCTCTGCAATTAATTATCTATTAGAACAAAAAGATATGACACTATTTGAAGAAAACGAAGTGTTCAAGATTAAGAATAGAAATGACGCTACTTTCTATAAGGGCATTGTTCTTAATGAAACTGGCAAATATCAAATATATGACTTTGAAGAATCTAAAAATATGTTTAACTTCTATAATCAAATTACAGTATATGGCCGTAATCATAAGAAAACTAGAAAAGATATAAGAAGCATTAACGAAAAAGGATTGAAGGCTTTAGAAGTATTTGAGGATAAATTAACTACTCAAGAAGATGTAAATAAAGAAGCCTCTAAATTGCTTAGATTGCATTCTGCCAAAAATAAAAAACTTAAGGTAACTGTTGGACATGAAAACATATCTCAAATAAAAGTAGGGGATATTATTGGTTTAGAAATACCTAGAGAAAACATTCCTTTAAATCATTACATGGTATTACAAATAGAATACCTATTAACTGGATTGATGGTTTTAGAACTGGGTAAATATAGTAAAGGATTAGAAGATAGGTTTGCTGAATTATTAATAGATAATAAAAATATTAATTCTAAGGTAAGAAATCAATCTTTTAAAGAATCAGAGAGTCTGGACTTTTTAGAAGATATGAAAGTTAAAGGCTTAAGGGTGTTAATTAGAAAGAAAACTTTCCCTACAACTGGATTCCCATTAGGTTTCTCGATACCATTAAATACGGAAACCTCGCCTCTAGGAGCGTTAGGTGGGAGCCTTTCATACACTACTTTACTTGATGAGGAATTAGAATGATTACAGATAAATTAAAAGAATTAGTCGCTACATATATACAAGGTACTGCTATTAATAGTGGAAAAATTGGTCAAGGTGGCAATTCAACTAGTCCTGCCGCAACAACCTTAGATGTTGCATTAACTACTGCAACTTCAGTATTCAATGCGATAAAATCAGACACTAATGTAGTAGAAGTTCAAGCGGTTTTTCAAGGTTCATCTGCTAGTATGACAGGTAAAGTAATTAGAGAATATGGTATCTTAGATTCGTCTAATAATTTATTAGCAAGAGTTAATTTTGATGGAATCGGGCCATTTGCATCAAATGAAAATTTAGAAGTCTTTTTCTTATTAGAGGTGGAATAATATGGCAGATAACAACCCATTTTTTATTAGTACAGAAGGAACAGGGATTACATTTGGACAAATTGATGACTTAGTAGATTTCCCACATTCGGGAATCATTAAAGCATTAAATCAAATGTCAAAAGGAAACTACGCAATTAAAACTACAAACGGTTTTAATATTACACAAAGTTCTTCTGACCCTATTATTACAGTAGCGGCAGGGCAATACTTTAGAGATGGAAAAAAGTATTCTGCCTCCCAAACTACATTTAATGCCGCCGCTTTTACTGCAACATCAGATAATAGTTATTATTTAATTGTAGTAGATTCATCGAATGTAGTTAGATTAAGAGTTCCTACTGCAACTAATAGAGTAGCACAATTTACTGCGGGAGATACTATTATTGCTATGTTAGAATATTCTTCAACTACATCTAATGGTGCTAGAAGGGTTCAATTCTTTACAACTGAAAAAGCCGCTAATACATTAAGTGTTGGTAGAGATAATTCTGGATATACAGAATCTTTGGAAATATTTAGTAATGCTGGAGATGCTCAAATTAGAGCAAAGGAATCAGATAAAGATATGGAATTCTATGTCAATGATGGGGGAGTTGATACCTTAGCATTTTATATTAATGCAGATGTTGGTGGAAGAGTTAATGGATTAAAATTAGACAATCAGTTATTTATTAAAGAACAAAGTTCTGCTGCTAGTGATACTGCATCACTAGGACAACTTTGGGTAAAAAACGAAATACCCAATGCTTTATTCTTTACTGATGATACTGGTCAAGATACTAGAATTACAGAAAATGGTAGTTTAGCAGTAACAAATACATTAGTAAGATACGGATTAACGAACGATAAATCATTATCTACTGGTTCAAGATATACTTTTACAAGTGGTGATTTTACAGCATATGCCGAAGATACTAACTCAGTTACCTTTTCAGGAGAAAATATTACCTTAAAAGGCGCAGGTATTTTTGAAGTTAATCTTTATGGATATTTTCTTGGAGACACCGCTAATGCACAATTAGAATTCGATTTATCAATAGGCGACGGAAACCAACATAATAAATATGCTTATAATAGAACTATTATTACTTTAAATGCAGTAGTTAGATTTTCTCAATTTACTACTGCTACTATCAAAACAACAGGAGATACTGTTATTAAATTAAGTGGATATATTGTTTGGTCTGGTGCTAATACAGAATTTCTTGCTACTGGAAGTTCTGACCCTCAATCTGCTAATAATCCACAATATACTGCATTTACAATAAGGAAGGTGGCATGATGGCTTGTATGAAAGATTTTTTAGAAACTAATTATCCCTTAGTTGATTGGACAGATTTATCACCTTCAATATTTAAATCAATAGATGAAAACGGCATTAGAACAATTAAATTAAATTTAGCCAACTGGCCGAGCAATGTTTATTCTACTCCACCAACTCAGACAGAAATTACTAATTGGCACAATTCGTGATTAACATGGAATTGTGTATATTAGGTATTATAGCCTTTGTCGGTGGATTTCTTGCAACATGGTTAGCCACAATTGGCGATTAAAAAATTTAAAAAAAAAATTGAGGCGAGGCAACAATTAAGTTACCTCGCCTCTCAATCAGTCTTTACAGACCAAATCTTAAAACATTCTCGACATTCCCAAAGTTTAATTTGTTCAGTTGAACCCACATAGAATCCAACTAAACGCTTCGCTAAAGTATTAACTCCACAATAGCAACACTTTTGTTTTAATGTCATTGTTGCCCTTCGCCTTTATTTTGCATTAGCCTTCTCATATAATCTTCAACGCTTTCATCGGTGATATTTCTACCACCAAATGCGGCGAAGAAGAGTAGCATGAGAACTACTAAGAAAATAATAAGAAAGAACCAATCCCAGCCTTCCATTACCAATTCACCTCCAATTCAACAAACTCTTCTTTATCAACAGAAAATGCCTTAACAATTCCGTTATCTTGACCATACTTCCAAAGGTCATAAACTAATTGAGTATCTTTCATACAATACTCAACTACTTCATCATATTGACCCATCTTCCATAATTTAGGAGCATCTGCACTATCCATGAGTTTAAAGTCATCCATAGTACATTTAACTAAATTACTTAGTGGGAACCTTTCTCCATGTTCTTTATTTAAAATTCTACTAGTGTCAATATACTTCTTTTCATCTAAATACTTATGTATACAATGAATATCAACTGAATCTCTAAGAATCGCTAAATCAAATGAAGCAATGTTATGTCCTAACAATACTCCACCCTTTTGTAAATGGTCATCTAAATCATACTTGAGTTCTCTAATAGATTTAATTACATGACCAGACTTAGCAAAGTTATCTACTGGTTCATCAACATATACTGTTCCATTCTTTCCATCCCAAGTAGCAACAGTAGATACTTGAAACATATGGGTATTTCCAAAACCACCAATATCATGAGACATATTCTTAGTCTCTAAATCAATAGCCAATACTGACATTTAAATCAATCCTGCGACCAAAGTTTGGAAATCTTTTCTGTTTCTTTATCTGTCTTTTCTTCTTCAACATCAATTCGACGCTTTAAAAAGCAAACAATATTATTCCCTGCTACTGTTAGCATAGAACAACATTCCCAACCATCTGCACCATAGGTGTCTAATGATTCAATTATTACTTTTGGGCCTTTTGATACCTCAAAGACAAGGTATGTGTTTTCATATTTCATTCTTTTTCCTCTCCTATATATTTTACAAATACTGAACGCCCAACTTTTTCTTGTCCGAACATATGCGATATTGTCTTAAAATAATTATAAATACTGGGTCTGCTCTTTTTACTTTCTTTTTGAACTTCATCTAAGTATTTCTTCTTACTAATGAACCCATCTTCATCTTTATCCATTTCTGCATATACTTTGATAAATACTGAAAGTGCGCTCTTTTCATGAGTCTGCTTGCGTCGGGTGCGTAGGCTACGATTCAACCACTCAACTAATGTGCTATAACATTGTCGGACAATAGCCGCCGCTTGACGGACATTATTACCAGTTACAATGAATTTTTTGCTTTTATCTGTAATGGAAGGACTTTCTGCAACTGAACATAATACGCTCAATTTCATCAATGTTTCCATCAATCTAGTAGTAAAGTTACCTGCGATGTCTTTAACCTCACTTCTCTCAGATTGAATGAAATTGTGCATACTCTCATATTCTAATAATAATACATCGTTAAATCCTTGAGCATAGGTCATTGTATCTAATGGATTACGCCCTACTTCTTCAAACCTAGTCTTAACTTCTGAATAGATATTATAGAAAGCATTAGCAAATCTTTCGATAGGTTGGGTAACTTCGACATATGTTCCTGCTAAAGCAATTTGTTCTCTTCTCATCTTATCTTGAATATAAGGAGGGACTTCCCAAACATAACATAACATTCTTTGTAGAACACCTTTTTCTGCCATTACATCTTCTAGGTTCTTAGGGCAATAAGTCATTGCTAATACTGACCTTTCAGAAAAACATTCCATGACATCTCCTTCTTTAAGTTTCTTAGTAATAACCCAAGACTCCCCTGCTAATGTATTCATTAAAGTATTCAAATATACAATAGAACTTTCTTTATGTTGGGTTGCTTTAAACACACCAGAATATTCAAATTCATCCCAATGTGCTAATCCACTTCCTTCTAAAGCCCCTGCAATTCTTTCCCACGATTCATCACCATCTTCATCTTGACCTTTTTTATAATAACCAATTAAAGAAGCATCGGTATAATCTGTCAATGAAAACGTATCAAATACTTTTGGGATAGCAATATCGTTTCTAACTGCTCTAGGATGACTACCATCTTCATTAATCTTTTTAAATACACTTTTAGCAATTGGCCCAATAAAATTGTATAAGGTAGACTTACCAGTACCAGATGTCTGAATCCAACAAAAGTGGATTCTACTATCTAAGATATTTCTTCCTTTAGGTATTTGCACAAAGTCTTTACTTATTTGCCCTAAGATATTAAAGAAAGATATAGCCGCAGGTATCTCATTATAGTGAGATACTTCTACTGCTGACTTCTGAAAGTCTCTTACCACTCTAGGTAAGGATTCAGATACTACTGCCCTTTCTTCAAATATTGCTTCATATTCTTCTTCTTCATATTCTTCATTCATATTTTCACCTTCATTTCTGAATTTAATACATTGATTATTCTGTCTGCTAATACTTTTCCAAACCCTTCTAGTTTTTGTATTTCAAAACTAGTTTGTTCTCCTATTTCCATAACAGACCCAAAGTTATCAATGAGTAACTTTGCTTTTTTATAGGATACACCTTTTATACTTGTTAATAAATCTAATCTCAAATCATCAGTAGATACTCGTTTAAAGACCTGTGGCCTAATATTATCTCTTTTGATTGGTTGCATTTTACATATTGCAGTAATGATAGAAGATGCTTCTTCTTCACTATGAACCCAAAATGGTTTCGCATCCATATCTAATGTTATTCGACCCAATGCTCCTAGAAATTTATTTCTCATCATTATCTTTCTAGCATGGGGTGGTAATTTACTTTGTGAATGTTCAACAATATTATATATTGCTTCTTCTAAATCACCATAAATAATTACTACATTAGTATGATAATGCCTATCCATGTTATCTAATTGAGTCCATAGTCTTTTAGACATTACAGAACCAATAAAGTCTTGAACAGACTTTGCTTCAAAGCAAACATTATCAAATACATAATCGCCTATTTCTAGCCACTTCTTTTCCATTTGTATGTTCAGTCTTTTTGCTTTATCTTCTACTAAGTGTACTAACTTAGAACCTTTCTTTTCTCTTGAATCAATTATTAACATGAGGGAACCTCCAACATTTTCCTACACAATATCCTTCCGATATTAACTTATCACAAAAGGGAGTATTGTAATTTCCATGAACGGTAAATCTAGCGTGTTTTCTAGTTTCGCCTTCATCCCAATCTAACCATACGTTTTCTTTTTCACCAAAAACAGTTTTGATTTCTTCAACAACCATATTCAATACTTTGTCTTTATCTTCTCTAGAAATCAAATTTGTTCTTCCAGTCAATAAATCCCTATACCAAGAAACAAGGTATGCTCTCGCCATATGCGAAGGATTCTCGCTCATTACTGCATTATGTAAACATGGCAATAATGGCAATTTACCTTCGTAAGACGGTACGGTAACTTCCCCTTCAACGGCTTCTATGGGGGGTTGTTCAGGAAACTCTACCTTGATAGAGCCGACCTTTTTAAAAGGAATATTTCTAGGTTTGGATGCTAATGTCATCAATTCGTTAAGAGGTAAAGATAGGTCATCATACATCAAAGGTATGCAGAAAAGAGGATTACCATTCTTATCTGCTGATGACATATTAACAGTATTTGGAATTCTTCTCAAACGAGTTGTTTGACCAACTCTATCATCTAAAGTTATATCTTTACCAACCTTTGAAATTAACATCTTCTTAACCTCTTTGAAATATGCTTGAATGTTTCTAATGCTATCAGTTTCTTTTCCATCTAAGAATAAATGAAATCCTCTTCCTGAAAAGAATAAAGTATGCATAATGTCTTTCTCCATTACCCAATCCATGACAACTTTAATATCACGATAAGCATTATTTAAATCTCCTTCATGTCCATCAAAGTCTAGAAATATTCTATTCAATATTACAGAAGATTCAATCTTCGCAGTTTCGCTAAAGTGCTCAAAATCATAGACAGTAGTATATACGTTTGTTCTATTATTCTGTACTTTAACAAAAGAAATATAATCATTCTTTGTCAAGACTATCTTTCTTCTCATCTGTGGTGCGTTCTTTATGTGGCTTCCCGCCCATACTTCTCTCGGATATTTCATTTTTATTTCCCCCAAAATTTACTGTTGCTGTATTTAATAATTGTTTAATTGTTCCTGCTACTTCTGCCTTAAGAGATATTTGAACCATCTCTCTTAACACATCTGTATATAATTGACCTACATAAGTTTCTTTAATTCTTACATCTTCTATCATTTTAAATCTTTCAATTAATGTCATTTCTGAATAAATGTCATTGGATATTAAATTGATAGTTTCAGTTAGGTTAGAAATTTCATTGAATGTCCAATTCTTTGCCAATACTTTTTTTTCTATAAGTTCTTTCATAATATCAAACCCATGAATCATCCTGTGCTTCATCACAAATACCAAAGAAAGAACAATGAGCGCAAGTCTTATAGAAGTATTTTGCAGGAAACATATCCTTTTCATAGTGGTGAATTAGTTTAGCGATGTTATTCATAACAGAAGTCATTGACCTAGTTTTTCTAGGTTCTGCATAAATGTAATTTGCCGCAGGATAATACCAACCCCAATGAGTTACTTTATCATTAGGGTCTAATCCATTCTTAATCATAACTTCATCGGGCGCATTAATCAATAACAATTCATAGAATGCCATTTCTTTACGCATAGAAGTTTTCTTCCAATCTTTCCATCCACCAGTTTTGTATTCAAATGGAACTAATCCTCCATTCTCTTTAAATATTCTATCAATAATTCCTTGAATATGAATTACATAGTCTCTACTTAGAGGAAATTTAGGATTGGTATTTGCAGGTATTGTAATTTCTGCATCAAACTTTCCTTCATTACATACTGGAAGATATTCATCTATCTTATTTTCTGTTCTTGCTTCAATAAATCTTTGTGCTTCAAGCGATGCTACTGTCAATGAAATATCATAGTAATCATCAACAGGCATTAAACTAGTGCAGTATTCTAATACTTCACTATTGTTCATCTTTTCTGCTTTCTTAATATCAAAGGTATTAAAGAAGTCCTCTCTATGATTGTGAAGTACCGTTCCTTTCAACATAGCCTCCGTTTGGTCTTGAGGTAATCTTTGCCTGTAAGAAAACTCATACTTTTTCGGACACCAATCAAAACTTCCCAAAGAAGATTTAGTTATCTTTAGGATTGGTTTCGATGGGTCATCATAATTTTCGGGTTTCCATTTGTAAGTGAATTCCTTCATAGAAGAAATCACCGCATTATATTTTTCATCGTCGTTCATATTACCACCATTCGTCTAATTTCATTTGTATTTTTCCTGTTCTTATAGAAGATACTTCCCAATTCATTGCTCGATAAATAGGTTCGGCCTTCTTTACTATCTGTTCTGCATAGTGTTTATAATCGGGAGTATAATCTGCAAAATCCTCATAGGTTGTAGCAGACACATAATCTACATTTCTTTGAACTTTTGTCAAAGGATGAGTATATGTATCATGCACATCCTTTACCTTCAGATATAAATACGAGTCATCAAAGGTCATATTTAATCTTTCCCAAGCATAAAGAATACCTGCGATACCCGAACCGATAGCAGGTCTTTTGTGTGTAAATGTAACAAATTGCTCTGTTTCAGTTCCACACTTATCACACCACTTAATCTTAATACATTCTTTAAGATGGTGTTTCTTATTACATTCTGGACATTTTAGAAGAACTCTATCTTCTCTCAATCTACTTCTTTTAATGATGTCAGGAGTTTCTAACTTACCATTTATTACATCATTATATTTATCAGATAAATATTTATTGATAGATTTTATATCCTTTTGCCCAACCCACATTTTTAATACTGTGGTTTGGACATCCTTTGCTAGTTTAGTCTCACTTACTCTTTTAGCAGTAAAACCAGTCATAGTGAACTTAGGCTCCTTAAGCCAAACTCCATCTTCCCATGATACTAAACCTGCATTTCTATTCTTTGTCGTTCCTACTCCCAATGCAGAATAATACTTTTCAAATTCGAGAACAACTGGGTGTTCTTCCAATCCCAATACATTAGGAAAATGTTCTCTAACTGATGCTTCAATCTCTTTGATTGACTGTTCAGCCTTTTCGATAGAATCAATCTGAACATAGATAGAATCTGTATGTCCATAAACTACTTTCATTATATCACCAAGCGTTTTCAAAATACAGTTTTCCTTCAGAATACTTCATCAGTTCCTGTTTAATGATTTTCATATCCTTATTAAGAGAATGAATAGTTACATTAGAATTACATATTTCATCTATTTCTACTTCAAGTCTCTTGATTATTTGCTTAAGGTTTTTAACCTCTTCTTTTAATTCTTTTATTTCTTTACTCATAATATCACCGTTACTATTGTTATAATGGTTGCTATGTTTACGATATTTACCATCATTAATATCTTATTTGACTTTGCTATCATAGCGAGCAATTCTTCTAGCAGTTCGTTAGTTTTGTCCATCATCATCATTATCACCTTTAATAGATTTGATTACTGCATTTCTTTTGAGATTGTTCATCATCTGAAGTATTTCTTTTACTTCTTTATATGTTTCTTCCCATGTTTCATCAGTATCATATGATACTTCAATAACGACTGTTTTCTTGTTCAAGAATATTCCTCCAATCTGCTTTTAATTTCCAATTACCATAACCATCAGTTTTAGCAAACTTTTTAATTAAGCCTCCTAATTGTGTAGTAGTGGTATTAGTTACCCCATTATCGTATAGCATACCTTTTAATTCAGATGCAGTAAAAGGTTGCATATCTTCTAAGTTGGGCAATATTTTTCTAATTTGTTTTTTAATCTTTAAGTTAAAGTTACTTCTACTCATTCTTCCATCTCCTTTGCTTTAAATGCGGCTAAACGAATTGCTTCTCTAGCACTAGCAGTAATACTAGCGGCTAAATCTACATCAGCCCAACCAAATCCTTGAAAAGCAACAATGCCATAAAAAGATGCCATTAATCGCTTTACTGCCATTTGATTGTTATTCCACTTAACATATTCTGATTTGTTATCCTCATCTCTTGCCTTTCTCATAAGTCGCTTATATTCATTTCGCAACTCTTTCAAATCAAGAACTGCTCTAGGTAATAGACCCAACTTATCAGTTTTATAATACAACATTTGTTTCTTATCACTAATACTAAAGTCTCTAGGAGTAGATAGATTAGCACCAAATTCAGTAGGCTCATTTGATTTAGTTTCCCATGAAATGTTCCTTGAAATCATCATACTAGGATATAGCCCTGCAAAATCAAAAGCGGCTACATTAAGATGTAATCCGTTTGTTCCTTCACTTAATGGGTCATAAATCATAGCACCATCATATTCTTGACGCTTATCTACCTTTTCTCCAGTAGGAGCAATCCATTCTGCATTACGCATAAAATAGATTGAACCCATATGACTAGCATAAAAACAAGCACTAAATGGTGCAATCAATAATCTTTGTAATGCTATAATTGCTTCACTACAATAATTTAATTCATCAATTTCAACCATTAACTCGACATCCACTAAAGCATACTTCAAATACGTTTCAGTATCTTCTAACCATGCTCTACGATAAAACTCGTTAGGGTCAGGAAATTTCTCACTAACTAACTTTTCTTTACCTAAAACTGATTCAGAAATATAATTTAAAGACATTGATGGTAATGTTCCTCTTTGTGAATCATTCCATTGACGTTCAAAAGCAAGGTCTAAATTGAGGGTTATGCGGCCTCCTATCGGCTGTTCGATAGCACCGAACCCATTTTCACCATACTTGAATCTAAAGCCATCCTTGACCTTCTTAACACCCTTAACGATATTAATTGGCGATATGATAGTGGGGTTCAATCCCAAAGCACACGCACGTTCAAGGAGTTTAGGTAAATCGAATTTCAACCCAAACCAAGCAATTAACATATCAGGGTCTTTTACAGCCATTGTTGTCATAAAGGATTGAATCATATCTTTTTCATTATCAAATGTATATTTTCTTCCTATTTGTTTTTCATCTTTATTAATAGGACTATCAACAAGATTATAGTCTATTTCATTAGGAAACCAAACCCATTGGTAATACTTCTTATCATAATTATCATACGCTACAATAGTGGTGATTTCATCATGATGTTCTCCACCTTGTTGCCATTCCATATCCCAATACCATTTATGCATTTCATATTCTGGTAATACTGCTAATTTATCTACTGCAAATCTAAAGGTATAAGATACATCTGCTTCATAAGTTTTATGAAAAGATTTCTTAGCAATATGCATATCATAAGAATTATCTACATATACTTTAGTTAGTTTTTGCTTTTGAAGATTGACCCAATCTCCTTCTTCATATTCAAACTCTCTAGTTAAATACTTAGAAGGTTTGTAATACTTAGGTTGAACTTCTGAATTGAGAATATAGAAGTAGGGCTTAAACTCTTCTATATTCTCAATCTTCTTTCCATCCTTTCTATACGATGTATAGATATGCTTTCCTGTATCTAGTTTACTTATTATCATTTTAATTACCTGCCGAAAAGGGTGCTTTAATTATCATCCTATCTTCAGCAACAAGCAATAGTGGGAATTCATCCTTTACATAAAATGTAATGTCTGAATTATTCTTAAAGAACTTATGTAGTGGCCCACTATATTCTAATGTTGCTTCTTCTCCAAAACATGAAGAAGGTGTTATTGTTTCTTCATATTGATTTTGTATGTTAAGTCCACTTGAAAAGACTACAACTTCACCGTTATAATCTAATTTAAATGCACCATGATTTGCTAATTCACATGAAGAGATACAATCAGAGAATACTTTTTGATTGAGTATAAATGCTCCTTCGTATTCTGATTTACCAAACTTAGGAAGTTCAGTTAATTCTTCTACATGATTAATATGTGCTAACATTCCTTGTAGTCTAATTAAAGCATCCATGTTAGGATGATTAATAACTCTAGCAATACTAGCCTTCTTTGTTCCTGAACCTACTGTTAAGTAATCTTCAACAACAAAGGAAGTTAGTTCTCCGTATTTCTTAAGATACGGCACAATAGTTTTACCATTACCAATAAACTCGCCATCTTCTGCACCTATTACTTCTAGATTAATATTCATTGCAAAGGTGGTATCTCCATTCCAAATAGAAAGTGTATTACCACTTAACTTCATTAGAAAATTAAGACCCATAGAATTATTAGTAAAACCCGATGAAGTCAAATACTTTCCTTTACCTTGAATACTTTCCAATGCTTCTATCATTACCTTTGTATTAACTGCGAATTTCATTTTTTCACCACTTATGAAACATAACAAGGTTTCTTGATTGTTGCATATTATAGATGTCTTGCATTAGTTTTCCATATGAGTTAGGCTTTGAAGTTCCATCCATAGAGAAGGATTGCCTTCTATCGTTAAGTTTTAACTTTTTAATCATTCTAGCATGAGAATAATTATCATTCTTAACTATCCTAATATAGCCATCAATAAATCTAGCGTGTTTAGCAAACGGCACATATTCAGATATATCATTTAAATAAGACATAAACATATCTGCAAACTCCATATTATCTAATACTAGATTACCCTTCTTGAATTGAGGCAATCCTCCTTTAGAACATATTCTAATTGCCGCAGTATAGTTTAGACCAGAATTTTCTTTAAATGTCTTTAAAGTTTCATATGGCATGGATAACTTCTTATCTGAACAAAAGAAGTCTGCATAGTTCTCTAGACTCCAACTCTTTTGAATTGTGTTCAAATCAATAATAACCTTCATACTATCTTTAGGGATAACAATTGCAGGAATAGTTAAACCTAATTCCATCGCCGCAGTATATCTATGTTGTCCATCGACAATAACATATTTCTTTTTATCTTTCAGAACAGTAATGCAAGTGAGAACTCCCCATCTTTCCATGCTTTTTATGATTTTATTTACCATAGGTTTATTCACACTTCTATTGCCCTGCATAAAGTCTACTTTATCTTTTTTCGTAATTTCTACTAATTTATATTCTATTTTCATATTATCTTCTCCTTATATTTTACCTTCCTTTAATTCACTAATACCGTTCCAAACGATATTAGGCGGTTGTCCTTCACGGATAACCCAACGAGTCCCAACCATATTACCATTAGTTCTAGAACCAATTAGTTCGGCAATATATTGTATTTCTCCTTTAACCTTCTTTCTAAAACAATGTATCTCTTGTTCTAGTTTACCACCCCAATCTTTCCAAGCGGGTTGTACTCCTGTTGGAGTATTATCTACATACTTTTCTATTTCGTGAGTAATATAAATAATATCACAATCTAAGTTATAGATTGCTTCCAATAGATGATAAAAAGTTTTGTTTCTAGCACCATATTGGAATGGCATCATTTTAGTTACAACAGTAGGATTAGGATTGACTTTGTAAATACATTTTTCAAACCATGTATCTACTCCATCCATTACAAAGATAGGTTTATCTCCTTCACTAATCTTATCACGAACATAACGTACAAAGTCATGTGAATTGTTTTCAGACTTAACAATATCAATTGCATTGTCATCATTCATTTCAATCGGATTAAAAACTTGAATACGTTCAGTAGCATCATGATGTTCAATCCATGTAGATTCAACGCCTCTATCCCAATCTAAAACGTATATGTTTCTATCTGGAAAATCCAAAGCAATACCTGTTTTACCACATTTAGGGATTCCCCAAACACCTAAAACTAATCTACTTTTCTTTTCCTTTCTTTTCTCTGCCATTAACTCCGCAAAACGTGAGTTAAATTGTTCTTGCTTTTTACCAAAATTTGTACTTTTATCTGCTACCTTTTTATCTGTTAGTCCCATAACTATCACCTAATTCATCTATATTTATATCTAATTCTTTACCATGCATTTTTGTCCATGCCATTATAATAGTTGCTAATTCCAACTTATCGCAAATGTATCTCGCTTCTTTCGTATTGAAATGCATTTTAAGCCAATAAGTTCCATTTTCTTTTTCATTCTTTCTCCAAGTTAAGAAGTCTACATTTGCCATATCAACAATGTAGGCATCACCTTTCAAAAGAAATCTCTCTTCTTTTAAATCTGTCGTCATAATAATTCCTCTTTTATAGGCTTTGCACCTATTTGATTGTCATTCAATGCGCCAACAATTACACGCTCAAGGCTAACGTATCAGAACCAATCAAGGTTTTCTTCAACGATTTCATCCACTTCAACAGGAGAACCTGTTCTTTGGACTACATAAAGACCTGCTACATTGATTGTAACTGGGTCTGCTTCACCATCAACAATTCTTTGTGATGTTCTTCCAATAACAATAATAGAAGAACCAATGCCGAAATCAATAACCAAATGGTTTGGAACCCAACAAGTAGTCATGTTAGAATCACCATCATAGTCAAATTCAGCATTCAAGTCAGTAATGTTAATGATTCGATTACCATTTGAAGTTGGACTCATGTTCATATTACAAACAGTTCCATCAGTAACGATAAATCGTTCCTTAGAAGGTAATGTTTGTCTTTGAATATGTGCTCTATCAACTTCAACCAATGGAACCAAATGGCTAGATAAGTTATCTACTAAACATTGTTCAAAGTCAAATCCTGAAACATCTTCATAATTATCTGCTTCGGGGTTAGTATCAGAATGCTTCACAAGGCTGTTTAATGTAGTCTTAGTCATTCCATAGATAGCAGAACCATCTTCACTAGGAATACAAGCAAAGTAAATCCATTCAAAGCAATTAGGTGCGAAATCAATAGCAGGTTGATTCTTATATGAGAAATTGTATAATTTCTTTTCTCCACCATCAATTGAACCGTAAAACAATCCACTTCGGCGGAATTGTTCTAATGGAAGAGGCTTACCATAATTCTTATTAGTTGAACCAGACATATATGTTGCTTGACTATCTAGTGGGATAATCATAGTTCCATCTTCTAATTCTTCTGCGCCTTCTGGTAAATTACTTACAATCTTCTCTTGATACTCATTCTTGTGATAACGTGAGATAACCCACTTACCCAAAGCATTTTCAGTAGCAACAGCAACAAATCCTTCTTCAAGGGCTTTATCGTTATTTCGCAAATATTCTTCCTTTGCTTTATTTCTATTCCATGACATCATATCTCTAGGTGCTTCTAAAGATATAAAGAAACCAAATGCCGCTTTAACTAGTCCACCAGTTGATGAACCGCCATTACTTGCAGTTACTTTCTTTTGTCGTCTAAATTGAGCAACATAGTTTCGCCAAAGTCCCTTTGCCAAATCTGCTGTTGTTTCAACATCATTCTCTTCACAAATAGATTGAAACTTCTTGGTTGCATCTTCAACCGACATTTCAATATATTGTGCGCTCTTTTCTATTTCTGTTTTCATTTCATCATTCATTTTTTCACTTCCGATTTTTTTTTATTTTTTTGTTTTGTCAAATTAATTGACCGACTAACCATGAAACCAATACTCTTGGAGTCATAGTGGTTGAACGGTATTCGCTTTCGCCAATTGTTCTAAGGAATTTAAATTTAACATTTGTCTCAATTCCTTCTGCTTTGATAATACTATCATGTAATCCCATACATATCTCACGAACAGACCTACCACCGTAAATCATGTCATGAAGTTGAGATAAGACGTTTGTATTTTTATTAATTATCATATTAATTATTTTCATATATTCTTCTAAATTCATATCGCTTTGTTTTCTAAGCGTGATATTCGAGGATTTAGCCGCTTGAATTTCGGTAATCGCTCTACGCATATCACCATTCATCGAATATATAAAGGGTATCAACTCTTCATCACTAAAGCGATTAATGTTTTCGTTACTTAAGATTCCCTTGATTACCTGTAAAATGGATTCATTAGAGAGTGGTTTAAAATGATAGTTTGCACATCTACTTTGAAGTGGAAAGATAATTCTATTTCTATCATTACAAGTAATAATAAAACGAACATTGTTCGCATATCTTTCCATGATTCTTTTAAGTGCGCTTTGAGCATCATTCGTCATTCCTCCCATCTCATCAAGTAATATAATTCTAAATGGTACATCACCAATTGTACCGCTTTGAGCGATACCTTTGATTGTAGTTCTAACTGTTTCTAATCTTCTATCATCAGATGCATTTACTTCAAAGAAGTTATCAGATGCATTATCTCCTAATATAGATTTTGCTAATGCTAAACCTGCCGCAGTTTTGCCTAAACCTGCTCTTCCATAAAGAAGAATGTTTGGCATATCTTTTCCTTCAACCCAAGTTTCTGCATCCATTATAAAGTGTTCTTGTCCTACAATATCACTTAATTTAGATGGTCTATATTTTTCTGTCCATAACATATTTATATCCTCCAGTAATTTAATTTATTAATTTTTCTACATCTTAGATTAAGTCTTTTAAGTATATTAGTGAGTTGCCAACTATTAGGAACCCAATGCATACCACTATTCTTTAGAACCATAACAATGTCTGCTGAACATAGTTCTGCACCATCTTGTAATACAGGCATTATTCTTCTTTTAATCATTTCTTCTCTACTTATTCCTACCATATTATTCACCATTAAAGTATTCGCTTAGGTTTTTTATTTCTAACCTAATAGGGTCTGTTTTTCTTTTTCTTGGTTTTTCGCCTAGACCCAGTATTCGGCAATCACCATTATTTAGTTTCTTCATTGTGTGCTTTTTAAAATCATCATCTTGAAGAAGTTGTTTTAGAATCCTAGTATCTGAATTCTTTATTCCTAATCTTCTTGATAGATAAGGAATCTTTGAATATGTTCCTCTCTTTGGCATAGTTATTCTACCAAAGGAATTACCATTATGAACATAACCTAACATTTCATAAAAGTATCTTTGACTCCATCTTCTCTTAACTACGCCATCAATAAATATTAATTTGTTAGGATGCATATTTTCACATAACCATGAAAGTATTTGAGTATCAGATGGTTTGTTATATAACAATAACTTAGCCACTAAATCCCTATCAGATAATTTAAGATAATCCATTACTAATGAATAAGTATCTCTTTCAAATGTAAAGGGTTCCTCACTTCTAGGTGCAAGTTCTTTTATAGATTCTCTAAGAAACTTCTTAGAACCTGCTCTTTTGATTTGACAAAGGCTTTTTATCTCTTTAGGAACACTTTTTTCATTAATAGAAGTCAATACTACTTGACCTTTATAATTTCTAACAACATAAAGAATATCATCTTTACGAGGTTTGTAATGAACATCTTCTATAATGATACCTCTATTAATATCAATTGAAAAAATATCTTTTACTTCAATATCATTCGCATGAAAAACTAAAGGGTCATCTACAAATGTTTTTGCTTTTGTAGATTTACCCGTTCCTGTTTTTCCTGTAATTAGTATTGGTCTATTCTTTTTCATGTTGGTTAATCCCATTATGCTACACCTTTTATTTTAAATAACCTTTCCATTCCTTCTAAGGAAAGGTGCTCTTTATTAGAAACAATATCAATTGCTTCTTTAATATTACCCCATTCGTTCCTTAAATCTGGTAGATTGTCTGGAATTAATAGTGATAGTTTATACAAATTAATAATACCCCCTATTTGAAGGATAGGGCGAGGTCTAGATTTATGTTCTTCCGCTTTATACAGACTCCCTACTTCATATTGAAGCAAAGAACGATTTACTGCTAAAAGGAAATCTTCCGAACCTCTGATGTTTAGTCTTAACCTAACTCTATATCCTATCTTAGATTTAGAACAACTGCTCAAATGTAAATCAAACTTAGATGAACTAAGCATAATACCTATTAACATATCCTTTGAAAACATTTATTCACCTCTCGGTTCTATTAGTTTGCAATCAATGTATTTGTGTTCTACATTAACATCTTCCAGTCCTAATTCTAGTAGTCTTTTAATTACTGATGTATGTTCCTTCGCATCTATCCCTATAATAAAATGAAACATATACCTATAATCTAATTCATACACAACATCATTCTCAAAGAATGAAAATTGTGATGAATCAGCAGGATAAATATATCCCATCGCTTGAAAATCTAAAAGAAGAATACCTTGAGAAGTTAAGAACGCCTGTGTTGCTAATCTAAATACAGTCGCTTCTTGTTGAGAAAGTTCTCTATCTGTATTAAAGATAAATTCTGTCGCTACTTGATTCTCTTCTAGAAAAACTAGAAACTCATCTTCATTCATTAATATCCCTCATGTGTTTGATTTGATTAGGCCAATAGCCTTCTGTTGTTTGAGAAGGATGCATTTCCCACCAAAATAAATGAGCCGCAGTAATTGTAGATTGTTCTTTCTTATTAGCATTATCTTCCGCACCAACCACTAAATCTTCTATTGCTCCTTCTAACCAAAGTTTGAGAAATCCAATAAAGTCTCTAGATACTGGCATATCAGTATATTCTTTAACCATAGCCCTCAAAGAAATCTTTCCAGAAACATTAAACTTTCCTACTTTCTTTCTTTGTGGAACTACATATTTTCCATCTTGGTCAAAGTAAGGTAAGTATTCTACGCTCATTTGCTTAGGTCTGCCTTTAGGATTAACTATGTCTTTTAAGTGAGCAACATCATTTTCTATTTTAGAAATAATATATGTTACCATATCTATTAATACCATATCACCTACTTTAAACATTACTCATCACTTCCTTGATTTAGTAAGTTTAAGATAAAAGAATGGTCTGCTTCTTCACTTACTGCATTCTTTACTAAAGAAAGAATTGTTTTCAATCTAATATTTTCACGAACAACTGAATCGTCTTTAATTTTACCTAAATCTAATGTAGCAATATACTTCTTAAGTTTCAATTCTTTGACTAACTTTTGATTAGTATTTGTTTTTGGTTTAGTACTGCCTTCTGATTGTCTTATTTCAAATAGTCTCTCATGTAGGCTTTCTAATCTAGTTCTAACCATTTGAACAAAATGATATTGTTCTTGGATAAAGAATCCCACTTGCTTTCTATTTAAGTCTTTAATTTTGTAAACCCTACCTTTTGCATCTGCTATGTAATCTGTTCTGAATGTCATTCTAATCTCTCCATATCTTTATCCGTATTAATATCACTTACGAATTTATCTTCTCTTATTCTTTTCATTCTAGGAAACCTAAGAGAAAGGTTTCCTTTACTATCTCTAGTAACTAAGTCAGCAGTAATTTCTAATACTACTCTAGGTAAGAAACTATATTTACCACCCTTAAATGATTCAACATTCTTTCTTAGAGTATTAGTTAATGATACTAATTGCATATCAGTAAAACCGCTTCCAATATTACCAATACTCATAAATCCATTATCTGATTTAACTGCAATTTCAAACGTAGCAAACTTATCGGAGTTTCTACCATCTCCATATTTAGCAGAGATAATAACAACATCTAAATCAATTCGTGGTGGTTTATACTTAGCCCAACCCTTACTACGCTTATTTGATTCATAGGGTAATGAAGCATCTTTGACAATGATACCTTCAAAGCCTTCATTAATAGCATCGTTATAAAATGCCATAATGTCTCCTTCTGTAATTCTATGTGCTTGATTAGGTAAGTCTTTCATCTTATCTAGTCTTTCAGTATAAGTCATGTTCATAGTAGTTTCACCATTAATCATGAGGCAATCAAAGATTACCCACTTTACTTTAACTCTTTCCATAGCCTCTTGAACATTCTTTGAATGTACTCTTGTTCCCATTAGTTTGTGTTCAGCAGGAGAATCATCTTCATTAATTGGATATATTTCTCCATCAAGGATAGCAGTATTAACTTCATATTGTTGAACTAATTCTACTACATCAGGAAATTGTTGAGTTACTATTTTACCTTTCCTATTAAAAATCATAACCTTATCTTGTTCAATATGAATCTGGTATCTATTACCATCATACTTATAATCAACAACAAAGTTAGTAGGCCAATCTTTAGTGGGTATTTCTTTAGCAAGCATAGGCTTGATGAATTTACCATAAGTAAGATTAACAGGAGGTTCAACATTTCTTTCATAGAAAGAAACCACATCACTAATTTTATTAAAGTTACAATGGGTTTTAACATCCTTTAGTTTCTTATTGTAAAATCTAGCCAATACCTTTTGTAGTGTTGCTTCTTTAATGCCATTCCTAGTAGTTCTTAACCAGTATCTAACAAACCACTTGAGTTCTACATTATTCATTTCTTGAACGCAACCACTAATAGTAGTGAAAGAGGATGAAGTCATATTAGAACAATCTAATTCTAGTAGTCTCTTAAAGCCCTTAACTGTATAGTTATTACTAGTATCTTTATTATTTAATTGATACATTGCTTCTCCTAAATCACCATAGTAGTCGTATTCGGAAGTAATCTCTTCTTCAAATACGTCAAAGATATTAGCCATCCACTTCTTTGCTTTTGCTAAACCAATATTATTAGTTTCTAACTCAAGAGAAAGAATACTAAATACTGTTTCTTTATCTTCAAAATTCACCAGTTCCCTCGAAAGGAATGTTACTGCTTGAGTTGGAGTCATAAACTCGCTTGCTTCCATCATTCTCGTTAATTGTCTCATTGTCATCTATAATCACTTCCATGTTTTTATTTATTGTTTTTACTAGTTCTTTCAGTAGGCTACCTAGTTTTCCGTTGTGTTGTTCTGCATATTTCCACATAGCATTCGCTAAATAGAGCCATTCATTCTTGTTCATCATCTAACCTCTGTTCTTCATCATCTAACCTCTGTAATAGTCTTAGAAAGTTAGTCATCATTAAAGATACTACTTCTGCATCTTCCATTTTATCTTGGATAATTAACTTTTCTCTAATAGAAATTAGAGTTGCTTGAGTTATAGCAGGTGCTAATCTTGTTAGATATGTACTTAATTGTATTTCCCAATAGCAAATAAATGTAGCCCTAGCAAAATAATTCCCATATCTTATATCTTGAACATGGTTATTGAAAAATTCAGTCTGCAATTCTCCAGTTAGTTTCTTTCTTTTTTCTTTGCACCATGCGGCAAACTTCTTATCATCATTTGCTATTAAATATAGTTTATTAAAATTCATTCTTCTTCATCTCCGTATAAGTTTTTTTCTGTTTGTAATATAAGTTCATATATCTTTGATTGTAATTCTGCAAAACATATTTCAATATGTTCAGGTGGAACTCTACAACCTCTTCCACTATTCGCAGGTTTTTTCATTCTCCTTTCTACATGAAAAGCAAATAAATCAACTAATCTACCAGAGAAAGTCATAAACTTAGGGACTGACCCATAAGAATATTGTCTATCGGGATTAGCCTTTCTTAAAGCATTCTTTGCTTGTACTTCACTTATTCTAGTTCTCTTCATTAAACTCTCTCCTTAAAAAATCATATAGTAATTTTGCTTCTTTCATATTCATACGAATACCTTTTCGGCTAGGCTTATCATTACTAAACCACCTAATATCTAGGACTTCTACATTCCAGTAGGTTCCTTTCTTAACTAAGATTTCATTGTTAGTATCTCTAACAATTCTACCTATTGTATCAAATTCATCACTCAAGCATCCATCCCTCCTTAAATTTATTCAATTCTTTTATTGAGGTAAAATATCTTGGCGTGTCTAATTCATCTAGTCGATTAACAATCCAACAAGAACCACCCAAAGATGATACCTGTACTATTTCAAATTGACCACCATTAATTTCTAATACTTCTTTAGTTCCTATTTCTGGAACAAGCCCATACTTAAGAGTTAATTCATTTGCAACAGAATGCATATTCTCAAAAACATATTTAATAATATGTGCTCTTTGAATTGGAATCTTTGGTGCAACATCAATCTTTAATGAACCTGTCATATTACAGACAATACATTTGTTTCCTTTACAAATAGGACATTTTATTTGTGCTTTATGTGGTGCAGGTAATGTAACAGTAATTGCTCTTTCCTTCATTGATTCAGCCCCATTATCTTATTAATTCTCTTTTGTAATGTGTTTGCTATATCAGGATGACCTAGAACATGAAGAAGTGTAATAGCATCAGCACATACATTTATTAGTCTATCTTCCATACTTATTCACCCGATAATACTGCAACATCAGTAGTTAGGAAAAGATTAGCAATAGACATAGCCGCATCGAAACTGCCTAGTGTAACTAACAATGGGTCAAAGATACCTGCTTCCCTTAAATTAACTTCATTACCAGAAACCATATCAATTCCCATATCATATTCGTCATCTACTGATACTGTATATCTTTCTAAATCCAAACCTGCATTATTTACTAATGTCATAAAAGGAGCAGTTAATGATTTGTAAACTAGATAATCTCCAGTTACTTCTAAGTCAAGAGCCTTACGTGCATTATACAATGACTTACCGCCACCAATAATAATTCCTCCCTTTAATGCAGATTTAGTTGCATTTAGGGCATCATCTAATCTTTCCTTAGTTTCTCTAAGTTCAACGGTTGAACCTGCACCAACATGAATAACGGCGACTCCACCTGCTAATCGTGCTAAACGACGCTTGAGCCTTGCTCTATCCATACCTTTTGCTTCTTCGATAGTTCCACGCAGTTGAGCGATTTTACCGTCTGTATTACCTTCTCCGCCAATCAGAATAGTTTTCTCTTTCGACACCATAACCTTTGAACAACTTCCTAGTTCTGTTAATGAAACTAACTGTGGGTCATCCTTAGATTCAGCAGTTAATACTTTACCACCAACTAGAGAACAAATATCTCCCAATTCATCAATTTGAGCATCACCAAAGTTAGGTGCAAGAATAGCCGCACATTGAATTGTATTTGCCATTACATTAGCAATTAAATTATTCAATGCTGAACCTTCCATTCCTTTACACATAATTAGAAGAGGTCTGCTTTGTGCAGAAGATATTTCTAATACTGGAAGTATATCTTGAAAGTTTCGTATAGAAAGATTTGACATAAATATCAAAGGATTCTCGAATACTGTTTCACCGTTTTCAGTATTAGCCATAAGATGACTTAAATATCCTTCATCAAGTTCAATACCTTCCTTTACTTCAAGATAAGTCTTGTTAGATTTAGATTCTTCTAAAGCAACAATGCCTTCTTTACCAACAGTCTTTACTGCTTCACTAATAATAGAAGCCATATCAGCATCATTGTTAGAAGCAATCATAGCAATATCATATACATTATCTTCATCAATTTCAGTAGCCTTTTCTTTTAAGAATCTAGTTACTTTCATTGAAGCAGTTAATAGTTCTAACTTAAGTTGATGTAGATTATAAAGTTCTTCTAGTTCTAGAATATTATTACATAATGCTTGTGCTAAAACGCAAGCAGTAGTAGTTCCATCACCAGAAGTATCTTGAGCCTTTGAAGCAATATCCTGTACTAACTGAATTCCCATCTGAATGAATGGGTCATCGTTATTAACGTACTTAGTAATAGTTACTCCATCATTAATTACAACTGGAGGATTACCCTGTAAAATAACAGTTTTAGCCTGTGGCCCCAAAGTTGGTTTAACTGTATCTGCTACAAGATTTATTCCTTCCATTAATTTCTTTTTTACTTCATCTCCAAATAATATCATTCAATCACCGCCAAAACATAATCCTTATGAATAAACTTATATTCACCGTATTCTTCAATATGTTTCATTGTAGAAAAGATTACTTTCTTTCCTACTAAAGACCCATGCTCATTAGCACCATCTACAACAATACCTACATTATTTTCTTTGACAAGTATTCCATTAACTCGTTCTTCATATTGTTGCACAATAATATAATTACCAATTGCTTTCATAGTTAGTCCTCCTTATATTTCTTTTTCATTCCTTTAGACCATTCTCTTAAATAGAGAAAAGAATCAATTACTTCTGGGAGACATTTCATACAAACGCTTTTACCAGAACAAGAGATTACTGCTATTCTATTTCCTCGAACTTCTTTACAAATTAAACACTTCATTCTTCTTCCTCCAATGAAGTTACAATGTTGGACATTTCATCAATCTTACCATAAAGTTCATCTAACATATCAAGAGCCTTTTCATATTCGTCGAGAATAATAAGTGTTATTCTTAACAGAGATTCTCTAGGTTTAGTTTTCAAACTTTCTTTTAATGTATGTATATTTAATGTTCTCATTCTTCTTCACTTCCTATAAATACCCACTTCTTTTTCATGGTTCTATCCGTATAAGTCCAAATATGATTCTTATGAAACTCATCCAAGTCCTTATCTCTTTGAGTTCTTTTAGACCAAGTTATCCCTTTAACCTTTCTTTCGTTCTTATCATTAGGATGATTAGACTTATGGCGTTGAGTTCTTTCAGTAACAGTTAAATCATCTTTTGGGAATGCTATTTCTTGCCGTTTATATGCCCAAGAATGCCCATTCTTAATTGTTCTAAAATTTTGTTTAGTATTCATTCTTCTTCCTCCTGACAATTCTCACAAATCCATTCAACGGGAGGTGTTCCCGAATCAGTCCAACATGAACATTTTTTTTCAAATTGATGTTGAATATGTTGTTCACCTAAATTACTTTCTTGAATAACTAGAACATTAGGGTCGGTATTCTGCCAAAATCCAAAGTGTTCATATCCACCAAGTACATATGCTTCTTTCATATTCTTTTGCCAAATATTGACAGTATTCCAATCAGTTCCGCTAAAATAAGCACGACCAAATGGATGAGTATGAATCCAACATTTAATAGGTAATTTCATTCCTACTGGGTCTTGCATAAAAGAGACAAAACCACTTGAACCCGATGATACGAAACAATTGTCATTATCATCAATAACTACTTGTACTTCAAGATTAGGTAGAATTCTAGTAGACATTTCCCAAATAGCATCAAAGAAAGGCTGTTGAGCAAAAGACTCAAGGTTAGTTTCTTTATTTTCCCATAGTTGTCGTCTAGCCCAAGTATCTTCAAGACTGAATTTCACATAGGCTCGTCTGTTTTTCATTTCTTCTTCGTATGTTATCATATTTATTCACCATTTAGTTTATCTAATTTCTTTTGTAGTTTGCTCGCTTTCTTTATTTTACGACGCTCTCTCCATGAGAGTCTTTCCTTTCTTGCTTCTGCAATCTTTTGCCTAGTAATCTGGTCTACTTCAATAGTATATTCTTCAAACTTCTTAGCCCAAGATTGATTCATCCTTTCAATCTCTTGAGTTAGAGTTAAACATTTTGCTTCTAACAAAGAGTTCTTATTTCTAAGAACATTAATATCTTCTTTCTTTTGTTCTAGTAATTGAGCCAACTTATCGGCCGCTAATTTTAGATTAGATTTCTTTCTATCAACAGAGTTTGACTGTTGCTTCAATTCATTCTTCTTGAATGAATATCCTTTTCCATAGAATCTATTCTTTAGTGCTGTTAAAGACCTGCCCATTTGTTTAGATGCTGTTTTTAACTCATCTAAAGAAGATATTTCACTAAGGTAGTTATCTTCATTCTTAGTCCATCTTTTTGAGGAATAGCCTGTTTTTCTAGGCTTTCTAGTCTTAACTGGTTTCTCAATTGTAACCTTCATACTATTCTTCTTTAGTGGTTGTTTAAGAACATTCTTTCTTAGGGTATTAACCATACCGTATATAGATTGATATGTTCTATCTTCTCCAAACTTAGTGTGAAATCTCTTCACAATTTGTTTAGGCTTCTTATTCAAGTGCATTGTTAAAAATGCTTTTTCTTCTGTTGTCCATGTTTTTACCATATTTTTCATCTCCTTATATGTTTATCATAATGAAATCTTTTACTTCTTCTTCATTAAAGAATTTTTGCGCCCATTGTGCGCCTAGTCCTGCAATAGCAATTTGCATGAATTGAACATTCTTATTTGTTCCATCCCATGAATCACCTTGACAACTGTAACTTCTATCATCTCCTGCTAATAGACTATCATAAAGCATTGGGTCGGAATACGATGAAATAAACGCCGCATTCCTACCTTGCGCTCTAAGGTCGAGCCATTTAATACTTGTGTTGTATAACGTGCGTCTTACTCCCAAGTTGTCTACACAGCACATAACCAAGTCATAACCTTGCATTTGTTTCTCTGAAAGAATTGGGAATGTATTTGCGTGTTTGACAGATTCATAACTATCTCTCATAACTAAAGCCTTATTCTGTCCAACGTGTCCTTTTGTAAAGTTTTGATATGTCAAATTCTTTTGTTCAACCTTATCGGGGTCTGCAACTGTAATATCATACATTCCGACTTTATCTAAGTTCTGAATCAAAAATGACCCAATACCACCTGCTCCTATAATTAGTACTTTTCTCATTCTAATCCACCTTCTCTAACAAACTGAATAAAATCCATTCCATATTCTTTATTACATTCTATACATTTACAATTTGTATCTGTTGGTTTCCAATGCACTAATGAATAACTTCTGCATTCTAAACATTGTACGTCATTAATTGCTTTATCTTTTCTCATATTTATTTCTCCTTTATATTTAATAATTGTTCAAAGGTCTTTCCCTTTATGTCCTTGACATTATCTAAACCAATTAAATTAACAATTGATTTACTTTGCCGCCAAATAGCAACAGTACTAAAATCAGTACTGTTTGAAATCATTTCTCTGTTTAAACTAAACCAGTTGAACATATTTACTGCAATCCAACAGATACTAGCATTATAAGTCTTACCTTTATTAAAAGTAGTTTGACTTATAATAGTTTCAAAGTATTCATACACTTCAACTGCTTTAGCATGAAACGCTAAATCATCAGTAATTTTACTAAGTTCTCTCTTAAACTTAAAGAGGGAATTATCTCGCATTACTGGTTTCCTAACCTTTCTTATTGCCTTAATCATTCTATTAACTAACTTAATAGAACAATCGTATTCTTGACAAATTTCTTTAACCTTAACTGGTGTTGCATTTTCTTCTAAAAGAATATATGTAATACCACTTACTCTAATCTCTAATTGAGAAGATTTGAATATGTGTTTTCTATACAAAGAAATATACATGGCTTCAAACTCTCTTTTTAGAGAAGAGAAACCTAACTTGGCTAAAAGCATATTTCCCATAATTACGGCCTTTTGGATATTACTATCTCTAGTATTACTCAATCCGCCTCTAGTATATTTATAAGAACCTTTCCCTGTTATTATAGAACCTAATGTATTATTATCTGGGTTTCTTATCAACTTACCATCTTTAATTAAAGAAACACTTTCTTCAAATGCTTCATAGACTTGGATTAAGCCACAATCAGAACATTCTCGTTCTCCTAGCCTTTCATTTAATGCAAATTCTCTACAACCACATTCATCACATTTCATTTTTCTCACCATTTATTAGTATTGTTACATCTTTATTTCTACAAGTATCTGGTTCAGTAACTAAGTAACTTTTAATTGTATGTACTCTAGCAACTGTAATTACATCATTAAGGAATGCTAATGCTCTTGCAACAAATTGGTCGCCTAATGAAGAACCACTTTGTAAGTTATCAATACAAATTGGCCCAGACCAAACTCCTGCACCTGTTATTTTAATGTGTTTACCTTCTTCGTCAAGAATTGGTTTTCCTGCGGAATTATATGCCAGTTGTGGAAACTTTTGCCAAACGAAACTTTGAACGTCTTGAGTTCCACCGCCTTTAAATCTAGTAGGTTTAATCTGCCAATCATAACCTTTACCACGAACATACATAACTTTAGGATGTTTTTCTTCATCATATTCTACCTTGATGTTTGAGTATTTAACTTCTACTTCCTTAAGTAATTCCATTGCTCTAACTTCAACAATATCACCATGTCTATTTTGCTTCAGAAACTCTTTCATTACTTTAAGTTCGGATTCAGAAGGTTCTCTACCGATTAACCTCTCATAAAGAGTCTCAGGTTTTAAATCATGCCAGTTACCTCTTTTAGAGTTAAACATATAAGAATTACACATAGTATTGAGGTCTTTAGTATTAATAGTACCCCAAAGACCATCAGAAATCTCAATTGCAAATTCATCTGAACTAATCTGTTCTACATTAAGAACAACTTCTGTCTTTTCCCACCTTTCATAAAAATAATAAGGGAATCTATTCTCCATAACGTGTCGAATGTTTTCGGGTATTTGTAGATATTTATGCATAATAGATAATAAAGTACTAGTATTACTATCAAAAATAGATTTATATGTAACTCTAGCCAATACTTGACAAATGCTTTTCTTACTATGTTCTAATCCATTTAGAAACATTCTACTACCTTTACGCTCAACAAGAATAGGTAAAGAACCTATGGTAAGAAATAGATTGAAATCGTTATGAATATTAAAATCAAACATATTATAATTGCGGTCATAACTATAGCGACCACGCCTAGCCCTTCTAGGAAAAATTGAAGTATTAAATAACTGCGTTATTCCCGCATTAATTGGGTCTTTAGCATTATTAACTCTGTTTGATTTAATCGTTCTTGTAGGCATAGTAAAACTATCAGAATAAATCTTTGCTACTAGGACATCTCTAGAATCGTCGGGCTTCGGTATTTCTATAATTAATTCATTCATATTATCACATCATAAATAATTTATCATTAACCTTGCTTTCGCAAGATTCATGCACTTCATTTTTTATTTCTTCGGGAATCAATAATTGACCCCCACATATTCTACATCGAGTAGCGACTCTTTTACCATAACTTCTATGACTTGCCACATACTCTGGATTTTTTTCTTTCATTTTTATTCTCTCCTAATTCTAATTTATTATTTTTGTAATAAGAAAACATATCCTTTGCTTCCTTTAACTCTCGTTCTAAGAACATTATAAACCCTTCCTCTTTGGCTTCTTCAACATCCCAAAGACAATGGCGATATAAAACGTCATATAATCTTCTCTTCTTTTCACTTTCATCAAGGGTATTTTCACATACTTTAAACGTATGATTCAATCTAACTCTAGATTCATCAGAAAACATATCTACGTTGATTACAACGTAGGCTTTAAACTCATCATAGGTTATATTTCTTAAAGCCCTATTAGATTTCACATTGACCACCTGCACACGCTAGTTCGCCTGTTAGGTTAGTATTATCTTGATTCTCAATAACTTGAGTTAAATCAATTTCAGATAACTTTGAAGCCAATTCATCGTATTCTTTCTTAGAAATAGTTTCAAATGGGGCTTGTTTGTATGTACCACCATCATAAGGCAATACAGATAAGCCATTGTAATAATGTCTATTCATCCACATCCATTCACCAACATCATCCCATTCTTTTTCCTTAATAGAAATTGTTGCTGAAACATTGTGAGTATTTAAACCGTCTTTATGACCAGTTCTTACCCAACGAATGCTAAAGTTCTTTACACGCTCTAATAAATCAAAAACGTTTTCAGTCCTAATAATAGCATCCTTTGGGGCTTTCTGAGGAATACTAATTACTGCTTGTTCAGCAGGATTAAAATATTCATCTTCTACTAAGTCTGGATGATTTTCAGAAAGATAAGAATAAATTGCTTCATTCTTTCCTACTCTAATTCTACGAATATAATACTTATCGTGCCAAGCATGAATACCACTAGAAGTACCTAAAACTAGAGAAGTAGTTCCTGCGGGTTTAACACAAGTTACACGACTTGCTTGGTTAATACCAATAAGTTCTGCAACTCTCTTATTTTCCATTTTAGCAGCAAAAGCAGCCATTTCCAAATCTAAATGTTCTACAACATTTGAAGCAATACCAGTCATTGATACACCCAATAAAGAATCCTTTTCACTATTCTTCTGCCAAATCTCTCGTAGATAGTGGAAATCAGTATATCCCGCTTGAAGCGTTCCTAGGAAAGAAGCCGCTTTAACTCTTGCTTCTAAATCAAATTGGTCAGTAACATTTGAAGCATTAACTTCAGTTAAATTACAGAATTGATATGGTCGTAGTGCAATTTCGCAACAAGGGTTAGTTCCCCAGTCTTTATCGTTAGAAAAGTAAATTCCAGGCTCTCCAGAGCCACTTAGTTGAATTCTTTCCCATAGTTCCATAAAGAACTGTTTAGTTACTCTATGTCTTAAAATAACTGCTGAATTATTGGCTCTACCTCTTTGTGGGCTATTTTCCCACCAATTGCCAGATTTAGATGAAATCATTTCAACGTCGTCAGCAGAGAATAAACTAATCATAGCCGCCCTTCTAATTCCACCTGCAAGAACAGCATCAGCCAAATGGCACATAATGTCATGAACTTGAATGGAACGAAGTTTCTCACCTATTGGTATATTTTGAAGAATACCTTCAACTTTAACTAAACACTCTCTTAAAGGTTGAAATCCTGGGGCTTTACCCCCACTAGTCTTTAATAAAGAACCTTTAGGTCTAATATCGGAATAATCGAATACTGGACTTGAAGAACGAATACCTGTATAACATTCTAAAAGAATCCTTACTGAATCAGCCCAACCTTCTATTGAATCTGCGATTAAATATCTACGAGTTCTATTAGGATTAGGTTGCTTAATTTCAGGCAGTTCTTCTATATGATGTCTTTGAACAGAATAACCTACACCTGTTCCACCAAGTAATAGAAACATACTTTCTGAAAAAGATGTAATGGAATCAATTGGTAGATAAGCACAATTATAAACTCGATTAGGAGAAATTTCAATTGGCTTTCCTCCAAATTGCATTGAGCGCATAGAAGGTAATACCTTCTTGGTTAATACAAAATTATCATAAACATTGACAATTTCGGTTTCTAAATCAGGATATGATTTAATATGCATATTCATATTTCTAGTTACGATTTCTTTCCATGTTTCTCTTCTTGATATAGATTCATCATATCTAGCGTATTTCATGTGTACTGTAATGTCTGATAGTATTTCTTTTTCTGTTGTCATATTAACACCTCAATTTAGTTGTTTTCGGCAATTTATTTAATGTGGTAAATGAATGTGTCCATTCACCATTTTTAAATACAACCCATTCTTTTTCTTCTATAAATTGCCATTCATTGAAGGATTGTATTGAGTCTTGTCCGAACCTCAAAAATAGTTCGGATATGGAATAGAATATTTCGTCTTTGTATTTTAAGACGGTTTTGCCTAAACTTCTTATCTGCGAACCTTTAGGACTTACTGCTATAATTTGTTCATCGTCATAAAAATCTGCTTTAAATACAGCATAATCTTCAATAACGATAGGTGAAAGTAATTTCCACCCATTAATTGTCATCATCATTGATAAGGCTTCTTCTGATATAAAATTCTTTAAATCCATATTAATCAACAATGACAAAAAAAGGGGAGAGAAACCCCCAACGATTTCTCTCCCCAAAAGATAGTGGCTAGTATTATTGAATTACTCAATAATGTCCTCCGACAATAGCAGGGGTTAAATCGACGCTTGTAACGTCATCCCAAGCCAATTCTTTGATTTGCTCTCTAGATACCATCTCGCCGTCAATAAAGACCCAATGCGTAGGGTGCGTATCAATTTGTTCAATTACTTCGCTCTCCGTCAAGGAGAGGGTAGTGTGTCCTGTCTCATTCAAAATTGTTAGTGTTATCATATTATCACTCTCTGTTCTTCCATATACTTGTGCCACTTAAGCGTTACTATTTGTTGGGGTTGTGTCATGTTTTTATTTCTGGACAAATGCAATCAAAGCATCTCCTTGTCCATTTTTTCGTATTGACGTTGTTCAGTCAAAAAGCCCGAAAGTATCATGTCTAACTTTTCAGGCAATACGTCGATAATGCCGCAAATAAGTTTTCTCTGGAGAGAAATCCATATTCGATGATATGTATTAATCAATACTTGCGGTTCATCTTCTTTGTTCATAGTAATAACAATGGGAGGTAATTCTTCATCGTCTACTATTCTAAATTCTACTGCTTTTCTTTTTTCTGCTATATTCATATTTATCATTCCCATAAATCTACTTCTACTATTTCCCCATCCCAAACATATTCTAATCCGTTAAGTTCAGCAGGGGAAAATTCTGGTAAGGAAATTAATTGTGCTATTTCTCTCAATTGTTTCTTATGAAACCATTTTTCATCAGCACAACTTCCCATTATTCTTATGTCTTGTCTTAAGACTTTTTCTATTTCTTCTTTTAATGTATCAAACATTTTTTTATAATCTATCATATTTATTTCTCCTTGAATTTGGTGGGCGTAACAGGAATCGAACCCGTATCTTCGGCTTAGAAGGCCAAAATGCTATCCATTACACCATACGCCCATTATATTTACTGAACATATGCTAATAGCGCAGGTATGTTCTTTACTTGAACTAACATCTGCAATCGTTCAGTATTATTTGTATTATTCTTAACAATAGCAGAAGCCATTTGCTCTGCTAGTTTTTGAACACTACAATTAACTAAAACATCTCTTACTTCTACTTCTAGAAATTCTAGAAATGCTTCTTCTGCTTTACAGTTCATACATTCTACTTTCATCATTACATCATGATTGTAGTCTGCTTCTAATGTATATCCTTTACCATCACATACTTCGCACATTCAGAATTCCTCCGTTAAAATAAATTCCTTCGTTGCTTTTTGATTCCAATATTGATAAACCAACATAGTAGAAATCACATAGTTATAGTTAGTAGAATTAGGATTTTCTTGAAACAACTCCAAAGATGCTTGCATATACTCATTAGCATTTGCTAATCCTACTTCCTTCTCTAAAGACTCAACAGGGTCGTGAACCGACCCGTATTTCTTCTTCAATATTTCAATTGTCTTTTGTTCTATATTATTAAACATTTTTACACTTCCATTAATTTTATATTTGCACCATGATTTTTATTGAATGCTGATGCCCACTCATTGTATTTAATTTCATATTGATTGGTTGGAAACCAATCTGGTCTTCTATCCATTCTCCATTCAGCAAATCGCCATTTACCTTCAAGGTAATAATGTCGATAACTGTCGATTACAAAGTCCCAACCTGTCCAATTAGGATTTCTTTGTGAATATTGCTTCTCATCTAATCTATATTTATCTAACATAGCAATAGTTACAGGAGTTAATCCACTATGAGGCCAATTAGGTTTGGTTTCATTTTGAAAATGAGTCATTAGAATTCTTTCTTTAGCACCATGTTTTTTACCATACCTATGAGTATATTCATCACAAAGAGCAATACCATGTTCAAACAACCAAGAAAAATTCTTAGCAGATTGTCTAGCCCATATTGTACTGGGATGATTTAACATTGCAGGTTTCATTAGATGTGAATTACTTTCTGTATGAAACACCTTCAAGTCTTTAAGAGAAGGCTCAACACCATAAATTCCTTTGTATATGAAATACAATTGATTAGTATGCAACATTTGACAAGTTTCTGTTGGCATTTTGACAACGTGTTTATCTAACATTTGTTGTGCTGATTCTACTGGACATCTTGATAATGCAAATATATTCATTCTTCCTCATCTCCATATACTTCTTTATCAAACTTATAATAGTATTGGCGAACTAATTCTCTAATAGTATTTCTATCTGTTAGAACAGTCATTAGTGCTTCATGATTACCTAAATCAAGGCAACCGAAGTTTGAACTTTTCCTATCCTTTCTATTATCTGTATATCCTACACCACAATGCATTAGTGCTTGAAATAGTGCCTTTACCGCATCTATTGAACCACTACCATATGGGTCTTGTAACATTTCTTTTATTCTTCTTACTGCTTTATTTCTATTCATAATTTCACCTTTGATTTCATGTATGCTTTATAGGGAGACATACCAAACTCCACAAATTCTTTGAAACGTCTTACACGCTTCTGTTCTTTTTCTATTGTTCTATTCAATAATTCTTTAGAGTAATACCTATGATTACTCTGATGAATTATATCTTTCATGTATTTCTTCATTACATCCACCACATATTTTTATTATAATTTCTGTTGGTTCTTCTGAACCAAACTCTTCACTAATTATTCTTAGTGTATGAGTTGCTTTTAAAAAACAGACATGACAATGTATTATCTTTGGTCTGCTTGGGAATATTTCTTTTCTTAATAAATTTTTTAACCAGTTTATCATATTATCACCTGTAAAGCGGGGGAACGGATTCGTAGCACGAAACTACTATCTTCTTGCGTGTCAGCATTTTTCCGTTATTACTGAATAAACCCCATGAAGGAAAACATTACATCATGCGAAACAAAGGATAAACAACTAACCTTTTAGTAATATTTTTAATTTTAAACCTTCTATTTCCGTTAGGAAAAATGCTTAACCTAACTGGAATTTGAAATACTGCTCATAAGCCTCAATTATCTTACGAACAGGTTTGTTTTTGTTTTCTTTTAACACTAAATGAAATGATTGAATCATATTTAATAAGTATTCAGCATCATCATTGTATTGAGTATCATCCATATTTACACCTCAGAATGATTTACCATGCATATATTCACGACTTTGATTGTATTCAATCTTTGCCAATATAGCACCTGCAATATCTAAATCTTTACCAAATGCATAATCCATAATGCGAATTACTGCATCTGCTAATTCTTCTTCGAGATTACTATACTCAATAATCTTATTTGAAGAAGGATTATTTTGACGAAGTGCTTCTAATGCTTCTGAAATTTCAGCATGAATTAATGCCATTCTTTCACCATCATTCACTTCATCTTTCCAGAATCCATGATTAACTGCGTTTTTATACACTTCTTTTGCTACTTTATTCCATTCTTTTTCAAACATTCTTCTTCACCTCATATTCTCTCTTAAATCTCTTTGCAGTTTCTAGACAGTTCTTAGGAGTATCTTCATTAATGTTCTCTCCACGTTGAACCTTTAAACTAAATATCCAGTCTGCAATTTGATTAGTTGATGCACCATCATTTAACATGGCATTTAATTGACTCATTTTACCCATATTATCACCTTTCATCCCTCTCAATCAATTTTGTATCACAATTAGGACAACGCCATGCGTGGGAATCAATGTTCCATGTTTCATCGCATTTAGGACAACGCCCATCCTCATACCAATTCATGTGTTCTTCGTATTTGTCTGTGTCAATCATTCAATCATCTCCTCATCGACAGACTACTGCCATTTTAATTTCTTCTCCACAATCTAGACAGAAAACAGTAACTAAACCATTATCATCTAATTCATCTAGAGCATTTACACCATACTTGAAATTAGGATGTTTACAGTTCATTGTTTCACTTCCTTTTCAAGTAGTAATTCGTGCAGTATCTCTTCAAATTCACTATCAAGAACTTCATCTGGTATTTGATTACCATATAGCATTCTTCTATATGCTTCACATCTATTCTCTAAATCCTCGATATATATTTGATTGTTTTTAATCATTCTCTTTAAATTAACTTCAAGCATTGTTACACCTGCACTTCATTTGTTTTGTTTTAACAGCATTTACGAAACTTTCACTTGACAAATTATTAAATTTGACCGTTATTCCGCACTCACATTCTAGTTCTCTTATATCTCTCCATTCATTTTTTATCATTTTATTCATCTCCATTTAAGCCGCAGGAGGATAGTAGTTATGATTCATACTATTATCCCAAATATCCTGTTCTATTTTTTTTAGTTTTAAGTGTTGCATTTGTGGACTATTCCAACACCAATGTTCACCATATATATATTGAGTACGCCAAAAGGTGTCCCAATAATGGGGAAGTATTCTTTTCCAAAGTTTTCCATACCAATTTGTAAATTTAATCATTTTATCTTCTCCTTCATCTTTTCGATTTCATCATGAATCTGTTGCATGAGGCTTGACCTATCCCAATCACTATTCACAAAATCAAGATTTTTTGGGTCATGGTATTTATTGGCATCTATAATAAATTCTCTAGCCAAATACAGTAATCTTTGTGCTACTCTCAATTTGTCGTCAATTCTGTAAAGATGACCCTTTCCATCTTGCATCGCCTCATCAAAGGCCGAATCAGGGTTATCAAGTCCATTGTAAATCTTAATTATTCTTTCACTCTCTTGTAAAATATCATAATGTGAACTACCCATTATAATTCCTCCATCGCATCACTAAAGATAGAAACTAATTCAATTTTTTGCATTTCAGTTGTGCATTTTTCCCACAATTTTTCTATTAAAGATTCTACCATTTCTACCTTTTGTTCATCAGTTGCCCAATCCATAAATTCATTCATTTCTTCCAATATCACATAATACATATTTATTCACCTACTATTTGGTTTTGGCCCACAATAATGCAATGTCTTAATTGCTCTTGTAATAGCCACATAACAAATGTTTAATTCTTCTTGCATATCAGAAGCCTTCGGATGAGGCATTCTCTCAGTTGCTAGAATATAAACATTATCTGCTTCAAGTCCTTTTGACTTATGAACAGTAGAAAGCATAATCTCTCCCTTTTCATTACCATCAAAGACTCTTTTAATCTCTGCAATAATACCGCTAACAGTTGTTGCCTTAGTACCAAAGATACGAATACATTCGTACTTATCTTCAAGAGATTGCGCTTGATTTACTTTGTCAAGTTTAAGCAAGCGATTATAATTATAATGGAAATCTTGCTCAAGCAATTGCATGAATTCTTCAGAACCCATATTTCCATTCTTTGTAATCTTATTTACTGCATTAATTAGCCCTTTAGTCATATCTCGACCTAGAACATAAGCAGATTTACCTTGCATAATTAATTCGTAAAAAGCACTTACCAAAGGAGCGTTATATCTACATAGAACCATATCTCCTTCGCTTGGATTAAAGGGCGAATCTACAATAACTCGACCTTCATCAGCATCTTCTTTACAATCAAAATCGGCTACGAAACGATTTGCTTCTTTAACAACCGATTTAGGACAACGCCATGTTAGAGACAAAGGAAATTCCTTGACTTTTCTTCCACGACTTTCAAGTTCTTGCTTAAAAATAGAGATTGAATTACTGTCAGCACCTCTAAATCCATAAATTGCTTGGTTTTTATCCCCTACAATTACGACTCTGTTATTACCCACACATCTAAAAATCAACTCTCTTTGCATTTCATTGAAGTCTTGCGCTTCATCTACAAATAGAACATCGAATGTAGGTAATGGGAAGTTTTCCACAATAGGAATCCAAATCATATCATCAAAGTCAATCATTGCAAGATTACGACGGCATTGTGTCAAGATAGCAGGAATAGCATTAATAGCCATTTCTTCTTCTCTATCTGATTCAAAGTTAATATTGTACTTATCAATCAATTGGAAGATAGTTTTCTTATCATCACCATCAACCAATGAGCCCTTAACTAGTCCAATGAGTTTAACCAAAGGAAAAGCATTGAAATCTTTACCTAGAATATCATCAATGATATTCTTTACTTTATAGTTATTTACTCTTGTTTTAATTCCAGCAGAACGAAGTGCCGCAAATCCAAGTGCATGAAATGTTTTTGCAACTACGTTATCTGGAAGTCTTTCTGCTAATTCAGTTTGAATAGATTTATTAAAACAAAGGAAAGCCATATTGCTTCCATTTGTTCTCTTTGAACCTTCAACGATTGTAAAAGTCTTACCAGTTCCAGCACCAGCATTTACAATTACATCGTCGGTTCCATTTTCTAATTCATTCCATATTTCTTCTTGTTGTTTTGTTCCTGTTATCATTATTGTTACCTCCTTATTTAGAGTGGAATAGGCGGAGAAGGAGCAATACGATTAATTATACGGGGGAGGTAATTAATCGTTTATCGTTAAAACGGCCACCTTTGCTCAACTTCTCCATGAAGTGTGGGAAGCAGGATTTGAACCTGCGAAGCGAATATGCACAGGAGTTTAAGCCCTGCTCCTTTGACCAAACTCGGATATTCCCACAGATTAAGAGTTTAAGTCTTAGAATGAATACAAATAACATTTAATGTCGTTATTTGATACAATTCACTATTAACAATCACCGAGAGGCGGTGGGGTACTTAAGGAGTCCGACGCTCAGCGAACCCATCAAATCTACAAAGACCTATTATCTGTAATAGGATTTAAAAAGGAGGGAGGAAGGTCAATTGTTCTTACCACCAGAATATGACGACCAAAGAGGTATCAAGACCTTATTACCGAACAAACTCCCATGAAAAGGAATGAGGGGAGTCCTGAAACTCCCCCCATTCGGCCTCTAATAAACACAGTTTATTAGATTACAAACTTAGAGTTATACTCAAAGTTCTTCTTCAACGGTTTCAGAGGATAGAAGACTATCTACTGAACCATCCCAAGTTCCAGCCTTATATTGACTGTTAAGGGAGTTTCGAGTTTTCTTAACCCATGAAGCAGCAAATTCGTCTGCGGAGTCAAAGTTTCCTCCACCAGATTTTGCGTGTTTAAAGGAGATTGCTCCGATAATAGGGTCATGATTGTAATAAGACAATACAGCCTCATTAACTACATTACAAATTCTATCGGTTGCAACTCTAACTGCGGCAGGAATACTGCTCTTTTGACCTCGACGGAAAGGTGTTCCATCACGGCCACGCAATAGAGCCTTTAATGCGTTGTGTGCCGCATCTCGCTCATTTGGGTTTTCTGTTCCAACTTGAAGGTGCAACTCTACAATTTGGCGTAATCCGCCATCAAGTAGGGTATCTGCTTCAAGGTATTCTTCTATTTCAATTTTCAAACTGTTCCAGTCCATTTCTTCCATAATTTTTCAACTACTGCCCGAAGGCAAACTTCCTAAGTATTACCCATATATAAGGAGTAATGAATTGAATGATTCGATTCAGAACAGATGATTATTCTAATCTTTCTAAACTTTCTAAAGTATTTTCTTTGTTCAATCAATTCTGTCAATAGATTCAGCACAAAAATCTGACAATGTGTAATTCAAACCCATTAAAATTAATTGATATTTTAACAAAGCATATTTATTAGAAAAAAATTCTGATGTTTCTAATCTGAGCGAGGTTATTCTAGTCTGCTTAAATTATAGGTTATGCAACACAGCCCTGCTATAACTCTGCGAAACTGTCATTTTCGCAACATTATTTTTTATTCTATTATTCTAATGCCCCCTCTTACTCTCTCTATCTCCCACCCTATCCCTATAACAATTAATAACACACATAGTAGTAGTAGTAGTATAGTATAGAATATTAGAATATTAGAAATATTTAATTTCTCTCTACTTCTGTTGCACAACCCTCCAGTTTCTCAACCTTTGTTTTATTCTAGCCCCTCCACAGCGTTAGAATAATGATTTACTTTAGTTATAGTATAGTTATATCTTATACGATATTGTATAACTATACTTATTTGTATAAACCCAATTGGAATATACCTAATAAAATGAGGCTTTGACGTAGGTACAAAATATTATACCCATATAGTGTTAAGTTAATAGGTTATAATTAGGTGGAAGTCTTTGTTTCCACCTTAAGTACCCCATGAGTTTCCTATGAACAGTCGTTGAGCATTAAACATCAAACGCACCAAAAAACATGAAACAAACGGAAGTGAAACATATGAGTGAACTAACATTAGATAAATTTAACGAAAGATTAGAGCCAATTGAGGCTTTTATGAAAATGAACGATATAGGGAACATAGGTACTATTGTAACCCTTCAAGCCGAACAAGGCCGTTCCGAAACATCCAACGATGAAAGTCGTGGAAACCTTTGGGATTCTATTCGTGCTATGGTAAAAAACGTCGAAGGCTTGCAATTGCGTCAAGGTCGTCGTTCAAGCCTTCCAGCAGAAATCATGGTAAATGTCAATTCTGTTGCGAAAGCGGTTCATACTGCCTTTGTAGCCCTTATTGATTCTTGCCCTGTTATCCTTGAGACAATCCTCCCTCACGGTAAAACTGGCGGAAACTACACCCAAGAGTCTTTTGCTCAATATTTTGCAGATAAGGCTGAATCTAATCTTATCTCTGCTTTTAGAGATAAGAACGGAAAGCGTTGGGATGGAACTCTCGACAAAAACGGCATGACTGGTATGGTAGCACCAGTTAAGTCGGAAACCGAAACAAACGATTCTACTGATATGGAGGTATCAGAAGAAGAGTGAGTTTTGGTGAATTGATGGCTAATGCTCAACGGCCACCCATTCTTTACGAACGGGTCGTTTTCAAACAATGAATAATAATCTCGCCACGCCCTGTTTTGAGGCTGGTTCAAGTAGGAATTGTTCAATTCATTGTTTGAAAGCGACTCGTTCAGTTTTTTTTTCAAATTCGAGGTTTATCTTCGATGGCAAAGCAAACCATATGGTTGTAATGGTCTTTAGGTAATACAGCCTCGAATTTGGGGGATAGAGAGCCCTATTTACTCTCTATCCCCCGTTACACAGGTATTAAGTCTGATTTACCTTAAACTCGATTATCTGCGGTTCTTTTCTGAGATGAACCCTTTGTAGATTTCACGGGTTGAATATGCCGCATCTGTTAGCATAGCAGAAAACGACATTTCATTGCTATGACCTCTAGCAATAGAAAGCATTTCGCTCTTTATTCCATTAGCGAGGATTGCATTTTCTAACTCAGAGTTAAGAAAATCTTCCACTTCACGTCTAAGTTGTCTTAACTCTTCATTAATTTTGGCTGCTTCCTTCTCAAAGTATTCTTTTCTTTTCTTTTCTGCCCTGAGCAAATCACTATGTTTCTTCCAAAGTGTCTCTATTTCTTGAAGTGTGGACATAGGTTCTCCCACTAGAATCTTTAGGCATTCAAGGTTTACGCTTTGACTCGCTAATGTGTGTTGCATTAGGTTGTTAATGAAATGCACTAAAGCAATCGTGAATGAATTATAGGAGCATCCTGTTTTGCTTACTCCTATTTCTTTCGCTAATGCTTCAACGTCTTCCATTGTGGCTTTTCTGTTCTTTTCTTCTTCTATTTCTGGTTTTTCTTCCATTTGTTTTACCTCCTGTAAGGTAATTATAGAATAATTGGATATTATATAAGGTAATATACAAAAGCCTATTACCATATGGTGTGATGCTTTGAATTAAGTATAACGACACCCTATATACCCTAATAGATTATTATGGATGGAGGTAGTAATATGTCTGAACATCACAACGTAATAAATGTGAAAACTGGAGAACTAGTGAAGTGCTATGCAAAAAAGCACGTCGCTCTTGCAGTATGCAAGGAAAAAAACAATATGCACCGAATGAGGTTAATGGATAAAATAACTGCATTGGTTCGTCAAGGTGGAACGGTTAGAGGAAAGAACCAAGTAAAATTGGAAAATCTCAAAAGAGAAGTGTGTCGTGAGAAATACACAGTTGAAGCCGTTCAAGTAGACCAAACATGGAATTTCAAATCAACTCTTGATTTGTCCCCAGTTTCGGAACCATTGACCAAAGCAGAGAAAGAACTTGCGAAAATCAAAGCAAAGTTTGACTTTTTGAATCAAGATACACTTTGATTGCAAACATTCGATGTTTGAAATTGTATGAATTTATTCATGCAAATGCCGACCCCCTCAAGATTCAGGTCTTGAGGGGGTACTTTTTCATTTTTTAGCCCCTCCCCCCCTGTATCATGTATATTAACAGAAAGACCAATAACAACTGATACAACCATATGGTACTTCTTTGTGTACCTTAAGAAATAAAAATAATGCAAAAACCGCCATCATGCAGAGGTTACAAAAGGACTAAATTGAACTGGCGGGGCTCTTTCAATCGTTTGGATTGTAACTTACATGATTTTGGTTCTAAATAACTGGTTGTTCCTTTATTCGTGTTAATGGCTTTCAACGTCTAACATAGTCTTAGCCCCGCTTCAACGAAAATGCGTCTAATAACTCTAATTGTGTCCGTAGGGAACGGTTTGTTATTTTGGAAAAAAATGGGGAACTCGCTCATTCTCGGCATTACTAATTGATGAACAAAAAGTGCCGTAGCCCTTCGGTATCGAGTTTTTAATTAGGCAAACCCCTATTGCATAGAGTGTGGTAATTCATCAGTCCTCTATGACTGAACTTTGGATTAAATTAATCCAAATGGACTTCCATCTCTTAATGGCTTACATTTTTTACATGAAAGCATTGCATATCTATGGTCATATTCAGAACATAATTCAGTTATAATTCTGATATGTTCTCCCATTGAGAGTATTACTTGAGTCATTCTTCTTCCCCCTTATTTCCATTATAGGCTGCTAGTAGGTCAAAGAATATCTTTGGATGTGTTTCTTGAATCCAAATAGTAAAGTCAAGGGCAAATTCTTCAACGGAGGTTGTTGCTGATTTTCTCATTCTTCTTCATCTCCTTTAACTTTGAATTCTGGATAGAGTTCAACGTGTTGAAAGTAATTAACATAATATGTGAGTGCTATTTCTTTTCTGTCTAAATGAATTAAAATTTCATATTTTTGATTATTGAGGGACTTAAGATAGTCGTGTAAATCTTCTAATTCTATGTGGTTGTTAAAGACATATGTTTCAGTAACAGAAACTGTTCCGTCTTGGAATACAATGTCTCCTAATTCTTTCTTTATTGGTTTAAATGGGGATTCCATGTTCAAGTAATTCTGTTGGGGTACTTAATGAGGTAGCAAAGACTACCATATGGTTGTATGTCTTTGCATACAACCTTATTTAAAAAAACAGGGGAAAACGACCAGAATAATTTTATTGTAAATTTTAATTCGTATTCTATTGGTCGTTTTCCCCATATTGGGACTAAAAGGTGGCCTATGGTGAGATTTGCCATCATTCTTCCTCTTCAACCTCCATTGAAGGGAAATTTAGTGTTTGTAAGCCTTTAAGCGTACCATCCCAAATTTTGGAACGATACCACTTATTCAAGCGGGCTTCTATTCGCTTTGATTCGTATTCAGCGTATTGTTCAGAATCTGAGAACAAATCGCCCATATCTTTTGATTTACCGTGAGGTATCAAAAGGTTAGCCATATGGTCTGAATTGAACAAATCTTGAAGATTTGCATTAACAGTAGCCATAATGGTCATTAGAACTGAAAGGACACTAGCGGGAAGTGTAGGCTGCTTTCCTGTACGAAAGGCTCCACTTATCTTATTAGGGTCAATTGTCTTGAAAATCGCTCTAATAGATTCTACTAGAGTTTGTCGGCTTTCATCAGTTTGCGCTTCATCGACTAATGCGACAGTACCCATAACAATTGGTGCAAAACTACCAACGTCTGTGTTCTCTACATAAGCAACGATTAATTGTTTCTTTGTGTTCCATTTTTCTGTATTCATGTTTATTCCTCCATATTGGATGACTAATCTCACCATAAACCGTTCATTAGAATAGGTTAGGGTACTTAACGAGGATGCAAAGACATCCATATGGTTGTGCGCTTTTGAGACACAACCTTATATAACCCAATTGAATCTCATAAATGGTGAAAAACATGGAAGAACCAAAATTAATAGGATATGTAAGACGAAGAACAGATAAAACAAAGGTGAAAATCAGCCTAAATATTGAAGCATTGAAAGAATGCCAAAAGTGGGAAACCTCAACTGGTGAAGAATACTATGCTTTAGAAATTGATATGGATTCCCTACTAAGGGTATTAATTGACCGAAGGGCTGTTACTACTATTGTCTCTGGAACTCAAACAGCAGTAGGTGAAGAATGATGAAATATATCCCAAATGAAATAATTGAACAATTGAACAAAATACAGAAACACGTTGTAGAAGCATTCATGGCTTTGGAACTAGATAAGGGCATTATGCTCAATATCTTAACTCATCCTCATAGTCGTGGTATGATACACAATCAACGCCAATATGCAGAGAATCGAGGAAGATATGTTGTTTCTAGACTTAAACAGGCTTTTAGAGAGAATCGTTGGCATGGTGAATGGGAAGAAGGCGGAAAAGGTATTATTATCGCTCCCGAAGGTTATACGCTGGAGGAAGAATAAATGTCATTAACAACACAACACTTTGAAGCATTTGCCGAGTTTGTGGCTAATGAAGAATTAATGGGTACTGATGAGTCAATGGTTGAACGTCTTTGTGGCGTTTTAGACCGTTTTGGTAAGAACTTCGATAAAGAGCGATTTATTGCCCGTTGTGATGAATTACAGGGTTTTGAGCGTGGGGATTTATCGTTTCCTATCTCTCAAGACAAAATGCCTCTTTTGACTCTCTATTCACTTGAACGTGCTTTGTTCAATGCTGAAACAGACAAAGGAGCGAGGCTATGCCTTCAAGAGTGCATTGACACTTTGAAGCAACAATTCCCTCATTTGGAAGAGAATTGAGCCTTTAACCCTCAAACGTGCGAGTCCTAAGCAAGACCATAAAAACTGCTTGGTTTCGGCCTTTTTTTAGCCCCTCCCTCCCTTTTTAATAAAACACTATTTATCGGAAAGAACAATATTAATGTTCTATTAAACAACCATATGGTGTTAATATGTCAATGCAGGTTGCATAACATGACTTTAAACAGTTATGTAACTATATAGGCAACATTGAATATATATAGATTTATTGCTGATTAAGGTTATTATACTCTAGATAATAGCCCCTTATTGCTTAAAAACGATTAAATCAAATTAATTATGCAACTTTCATAATTTCTTTACAACCATATGGCTTTGTTCCAAATTTTATTTTTTTATCAATAATTTATTATTGACCATTTTAGCATAAATAACCAATAATAAAGGCATCAATTACATCAATAAAGGCATTAATCATCAATTAATAATAATGAATTAATTAGTTTGAATGATATGGTTAAAATGTTATACCCCCACAACCTTTATATCTATCTTTGAAATACATTAGAATAGGGCGATACGTTTGAATGGTATTATGAATAAATCAGTATCTAGTATCGAAAGACAAGTAAATAGCAATATACTCACCGTTAAGGAATTAATAGAAGATTTAATGAAAGATGTTAGATTAAATGCTAATAATGCAGGTAAGACTAAAAGAGATGAATTAAACAATAAAGAACAATTAAAACTACTTAAAAAGATACAAACTCAATTAAATATACTTAAAACAGAGATAACTAATGTTTATAATATTAAGACTAATAATACTAAATCAACAACACAAGATACGCTATTCTAAATTAACAATTAATTATTAAGATTACATTATTAACTTTTTATTCTGGAAATACATTTATTAACATATAATTATCGACGCAAGTGCCAAAAAAATTCCAGCCCATTTTTTGAGAAAAAGTGATTATTATGACATGGAAAGACATATTAAAGTTTAACCCTAAGTCGCTTAACGACATTACTACTGAAATGGATAAATTAATGGGTAATAGAACTAAGTTTAATCAAGCATATAACTCTGGTAATTACGGTAATGAAGATGAAAGTAAAAAGAAAGTATCTATGCTTATGGATGAATTAGTTACTCATCCTAAAGTTGATAGAAGAAAAGCACAACAATTAAAACAAAATTTAGATGCTATGGGTTTTTAAGGTGATTATTATGACATGGAAAGATATTCTAAAAGGGGATTATAAGAGAGAAAAAGATTTAGATAATATGCTAAATAATTCAGGATTACCTATTGAGGTGGTTAGGAAGATTAAAGACCTAATTGATAAGATAGAGAATGAACACTTAAAAGAGAAGGAAAATCTCGAAGCAAAGAATAAAGAACTTGAGGCTAAATTGAAGGAGTGATTAGTATGATGTGGGAAAATATAATAAAAGCACAGGTAAGAAGTGATAAAGATGGTAAATATCTATTTACTGATTCTTTAACAATGGAAGAATTTGATAAGATGATTCATGACCCTTATTCTCATAATGAAGTTGCTATTGATAAATTCGGACATCCTCATTCTGGAGGAAACCATCAGTATTTTAAAAATAAATATGGTCGGTTTTGTCTTAGGTGTAAAGTTAGAATAACAGGTAATAGGTGATTATTATGACATGGAAAAATATAATGAAAGAACAAGACATTCTAAGAATGATTAATAATTTAGAATCAAAAGCATTTAGTTATAGTTTAAACGAAGCAGAAGAAAAGCGTCTAAGACAGGCTATTGCTACATTAAGAGAACTGTTTAAAGACTATCCTGAAGAACCTCCTAAAAGACCCGTCTTTGGTGGTCAAGGAAGAATTAAAGATGTTCAATTTTCGGATGAATGATTATTATGTGGAAAGATACAATTAAGAAAGAAGATGACCTAGCCTCTCGATTTAAAACAAGTCGTGCTGATTTTATGAAAGAAGTACCAACTGCGTATAAATCACTACAAAAAGCAATTTTGCATTTAGAAATAATAGGACATGATATAATGAGCGAAGCCATTGATGGACACCGCCCAATGAGTTCGTTAGACCTTGATTCATATGAGGTAATAGAAGTTCTCAAAGAATTTACGACCTCATTAATAAAAATAAATGCTGATTTTAAATCTGAGAAGTGATTATTATGTGGCAAGACATTCTTAAAATTGAACCTTATGAAATGGCAGTAGCAGAAGAGTTTGCTCCTGAAGATATGAAAGAAGGCCGTGATAAAAGACAAATGGAATTAGCCGAAGGTGAAAGTAAGAAA